CAGCGGGTTGTCGGTGGTCAGGTAGTAGGTTCCGCCGTTCACTTTCGGCACAAATCGCTGGAGATATCCCAGCACGCCCTCGGCATACAGCTTGTAACTCAGGTCAAACAGCTTTTCCGTCTCGGTCACATAACCCAGCCAGATCGGTTTGCCGTCCTCTTCCACCACCAGCCACGTTTTCTCGTACTTCAGGGTGGTGTACACAGGGTTCTTGTAGCTGCCGAACGCCGTGTTGATCTGGTATGGGATGGTCGCTTCAAAGCTGCCGAACTCGTTTTTGGCCAGGTTCAGCACCGGGTCTTCGAGGAATCGGTTGGAAACGCTTCCCTCTATCGTGTCGCCCTGGGAATCAAAGATGCACTCCCGGGTGTCCCACTGGAACCCCAGAGCACTCGTGCCGTTAAAGGTCTCCGTCTTCTTTGAGATGGTTCCCGCATAAACTTGATATCCGATGGCTCCTCCCTCCTTTCTGCATCCATTTTGAAATTTCGTAATAGCGCTAATCGTCCAGTGCAAACTTCACGCCATGCCAAGGGCTCCCCTACTAGGGGAGCTGGCGAGCGAAGCGAGACTGAGAGGTTTAATCCGTCATAAGTACGCCGGCTGGTAATACAGGTTGAGCGTTCCAGCATCGGTCGTGGTGCTCGCCCGCACTTCGTACACGTCATATCGCAGATCGTTGTCGATCAGGCCGATGTCCACCTTTCCCATGCCCTCGTCCATCATTGGGCAGTACGAGACCTCCTCTGCCGGAAGTCCCAGCTCTTTTGCCTTTTCGTAGGGGTAGGTCTGGCTCTTTGCCAGTGTAACCCCCACATAACCGCCACCGGTCCATTTTGCTTGCAGCAGGCTCGGTTTTTCGCTGGGCGGCATCCGGAAGGTCTTGCTCTGGAGTGCCTTGATGGGGATGTCCTTGCAGTAGGGCACGGCCAGATCGGTCTCAAACCCAAAGGTATCCCACACCCAGTCCTCCTGAATGTTGTCGTACAGGAACTTGAACGGGTAAAGGCTGTAAGCAAAGGTCACGACGCTGCGTCCGTTCTTCTGCTTGATGCCCCCGTTCACCCAGACACGCCCCAGATAAAAGAACGCCGGGTCATCCTCCAGCCGCACCCTGGTCTGTGCCGGGATCGAGTTGCTCTTCGCCAGCGCTCTGGAAAGATACTCCAGCGCTCCGGTTCCCACAGGGGTCGAAAGGTTCTGCCCCCGCCACTCGTCCGTATCCAGATAAAACTCCCAGCTTCCCTCCCGGGCCTTGAACACCGGGTAACCCGTCAGGCTCTTGGAAAGGTAGGTGGTTCCGTCTCGTCCGGGTACGTTCACAGAGAGGACTTTCTCCACCGGGGGAGCCACTACAGGCCGGGAGACCGGGATCATCTTCCAGTCATCCCAGGTGTTCTTGTCACCAATGGTGATGGAATGGTACATGGCTCCTCCTTAACTCAGCATGTCGGCAGGCGGCTGGAAGTCATAGGAGATGGTCAGTGTCACCCGTCCGTCATTGCCGTTCTTGACGTTGCTGATCCAGCAGCGCCCTTTGTAGCTTTTCGTCTGTGCGGTGGAGAGCACGGTTCCGCCCAGTTCCATCCGTACCTCGCATTCTCTTCCCTGAATGATCCGCATCAGCCGGAAATAGGTGCTTGTCCAGTCACCTTCCCGGCTCGACCAGTCGGGGTAAAGCTGAATGCTCTGTTCGGTCTTGTCGGGGATGCCGCATCGTTCCCGCACATCGTCCATGGCGTGCCGTCCGTAGTCATCCCAGCTGGAATGCGGTACGCCGTCCGCCACATAATAAAAGTCCCAGCTCCCGGTCGAGTTCTGGAACACCCTCTTTCCCAGCGGAGCCTTTTCCGGCGTGCCGTGGTAGGAAGGAAAGTCCATCGTCTCGTATTTTTCCTCAAAGGCATTGACATGCAGGGGGTTCAGGGGGACCAGGTTGAAGTCTCTCGTGCTGTATTCCCGGGAAGCCCCTGCATTGTCATATACCTTAAAAATAAGCCCCGCAAATGTGGGGATCTGTGAGGAAAGCGCCGGGTCAGTTGCGCTCCGTCCAATCATCGGTTGTTCCTCCGGTTGATCTTCCCCAGCCCTTCGTCCACGTCGTTGATGATCTCGCCCACCAGTTTCCGGCCGTTCATCTGGACCTTCATGTTGGCCACGGCCCGGGCAATGCTGTCGATGTGCTCTCCCAGTGCCTCCACGCTCGAAACGATGTCGGTGTTGGGGTTTGCCTTCTGGTCAGCCTTGTTGGCCTCTTCCTGCTGGGCCTTGGTCACCTCGGCTCTGCGCACCACGTTGGCGGCAAGGCCTGCGGTGCGCTCTGCATTCAGGGCTACCGTGCCGTTCTGGAACAGGGTGTCGTTCAGCCAATCCACTCCATTTTGAACGTCGCTCATGTCCACTACGGGCTGGATGCTGGGTTCATACTCGAAGTCGTCGCTGGCAATATCGCCCACTCGCTGGGCCAGATCCATCATGGTGGAAAGGGCAGTGTCGCTTACGTCCTGTACGCCCTGCACCACGGAGTCGGTCTCGTCGGTGATGCCCTGCGCCAAACCAAGGCTCAGGTATTCGCCGATGCCCGCCATCACGCGGCTGGGGGAATGGATGCCAAAGAAGTCGCAGAATCCGTTCACGATGCTGCTGCCGAAGTCGCAGATGCCGTTCCACACCGCACCCGCCGCACCGGTAATGCCCTGCCACAGGCCGGAGATCAGGTTTCCGCCCACGTCCACCAGGCCCTTGAAGCCGTTGCTGATCCAGTCCCACAGGTGCGAGAAGGCATTCCCCAGCCAGTCAAAGAACCCGCTGAAGAAATCACCGATCTTGTCCCAGTTGGCGATCAGCAGTCCGCCACCCGCAATGGCCGCGCCAATGAGCCAGCCTTCGGGGCCAATGGAGCCCAGCACGCTCATCAGAGTGCTGCCCAATTCTCCCAGACCGCCCAGTAAGCCGCCGGAGCCGGTGATCATCTCGCCGATGCTGCCAAGGCCGCCCAGTGCTTCTCCCAGCAGTCCCGTGCCGCCCGTGGCAGAGCCCAGCAGGCCGCTCATGTTGCCCAGGATGCTGCCAAGGTTCTTGGTCGCACCGGTCACCTTGACCACCTGTCCCATCACCTTCAGGGTACCGCCGCCCTGGGCCAGTTTGTTGAAGGTCAGCATGGTCTTGCCCAGATTCATCATTGTCTGGCCAAATTCACTGCCCATAAAGTCCAACACGGTGGTAATGCCGCCGGTCACTGCCCCGCCCCAGTCACCGCTCACAAGGGCGGTAATGGTGCCAAAGAGGTCGGTGATCACTTCGGTCACACCGTCCTGGGTGGCCACACCAAAGGCTCTGCTGAGCTTCGAGGCCATTTCCGGGGCGCTCTTCTGCACCTGTGCCCAGACGCTGTTGAAGCCCTCCTGAATGGGCCGCCAGTTCTTCGAGATGGAGTAGCCCAGCTGCATCATCATCCGCTTGCCGGAGTCGTCCAGCTCAAAGGCATCCGCCAGATTTTCCGCAAAGCCCACAAAGTTGTACTGTTCGCTTTGCAGGTCTGCCAGTGCATCCAGTGCAGTCTCACTGTTCTTGCCAAACTTCTTCACAGCCTCGTCGTACTTCAGCTGCTTGTTCGTTACCTTCTTCAGGCTGTAGCTCATGCTGTCCAGTGCCGTGCCCACGCCGATGATGGCGGTCATGGTGCCCTGGGTGGCGGCTTTCCGTGCCTGGACGCTGTCGGCTCCGTATTGTTCCACCGCAGCCTTGTAAGCATCCTCCCGGCCCGCAAGGTCCCCGTCGCCGTAGAGCTTTGCCAGCATGTTCTGCCGGTTGGTCACCAGTTTCTCCTGTTTTTCCAGGTAGGAGACCTTGCTGTCGTAGGCATCCAGCTGGGCCTGGTTCAGCTCGTTGATGAGCTTCTGCTGCTCGGTCTGTGCCTCCAGATACTGCTGGTAGGCCGCCTGGGTCTTCTGGCTTGCCTCACCGAACTCGTTTTTGATGGCAATGTAGTCCTTCTCGGTGGCCAGCAGGATCTCTGCCTGGTTTTTGATCTTCCGGTTGATGTAGTCGATCTTCTTGTTGGACTTCTCGGTCACCTCGGCGCTGTCCTCGTACAGGGCGCTCCAAAGCTCGTATTCGTCCTCCGCGGTCTTGGCATCGGTCTCGTACCGCTCCTGAATGACCTTCAGGATGCTGTCCTGCTTGCTCCTCTGAAGCTCCGCAAGGGTCTTCTGCTCGCTCAGCAGGGTGCCGTAAGCGTCCTTGGTCTTGCTGTTGTTCGCGCCCACCTTGGCCAGCAGGGTATCGTACTGCTCTTTCGCAATGGCCACCCGTTTGGTCTGGAGCTCGATCTCCCTTGTCAGGCTCTCGGTCTTTTTGGTGATAAGCTCTTCCACCGTGGCCGTGTCACCGCCCGTCACTTCCCACAGCGCGTATTCGCCGGTGGCGTTGGACATCTCGGTCTTGTTGGCCTTCAGCTTGTCGGAGAATGCACTTGCCAGCGTGTCTGCCAGTGACTTGCCGGTCTTGGAGGCTTTGGACTTGGTGGTGCCGCCGCCCGCTCCATCCAGTGCATCATCCACGGCGTTCTGGTAGTAGTCGGTCAGCGCGCCAAAGGGGTTCATCTTGCCCCATGTGCTGTCCACAGCATTCTTGATCTCCTCCACAGTGGAGGGGGTCTTGTTGCCGGGTTTCTTGATGCCGCTGTTGGAGGGGATCGGTACAGTATCCTGCGCCGCCTGCTTTGCTGCATTCTGTGCGCCCTTCAGTCCATGTTGATAAATGGGGTTGCCCAAATGGAGCGTCTCGCCCTTGTAGGCCGCATAGAGTCCGGTCATCTTAGTCTGCACAAGAGCCGTGGCCTCATCCAGAGCCTTAGCCATGCCTTCTTTGATAGCAGATGCCGCATTGTAAGAACTGTTCCGCAGCTCGTCCTGTTTCGTCTTGTCGCCAATGCCCAGGATCGCACCCTCAAGGATGTTCTCTGCGTCGCTGGCTGCAACGTCACTGGGCGAATGGATGCCCCAGAAGGTGGTGAAGACATTCCGGATGGCTGCGGCAGCGCTGTGCATGGCCGCTTTTGCCTGCGCCAGAATACTCTGGTTTTGCAGGCCTTCCACAACGCCCAGCATGACATATTCGCCGTTCTCGGCCATCACCTTGGAAGGCGACGCAATGCCAAAGAACGATTTGAACGCTTCAACGATCTTTCCGCCCAGCGATTTGATGCCGTTGACCGCCATGCCAACCGGCCGGTCGTCCTCAAAGATCTCGCCGAACCAGTCAAAGATGCCCAGCGCCGCATCCTTCATGGCATTTCCGATGCCGCTGAACAGTTCGCCCCATGTCTCCGGAACGCCAAGAAAGCTCAACCCGTCTTTCGCCAGCTGCCAGCACGCCGGGATCACGGCACGGACCAGCGCGTCAAATGCCTCAACAATAGGCCCGGCGCAGTTCTTGATCACCTCGCAGAGCATCGTCGCCACGGTGGTCAGTGCTTCCTGAATGTCCGGTGCAGCGTTGATGATGGCTTGACAGATCGGTCCTGCAAACATGGAAAGCACGCCCATCGCCGCAGTCGCCAGCGCGATCACGCCCAGCGACTTTGCGAAGTTCCAGAATGCTTTTGCCAGCAGTTCCAATCCAACCGCCAGCTGAGGCATTGCTGTCAGAAGAGCACCACCCAGCATGGTGATGAGCATTCCGTCCAGAAATACCTGCAACGCCTGCCCGACAGTTTTCGGGTCAGCATCGCCCAGCAGTTTAATGGCAGGGGCCAGGATCAGCAGCGCCGCGCTCATCTTGAGCATAGCGGAGCCCAGACCATCCAGTGCGGAAGCAATGCCGAATTTTGTGAATACGACTAGCCCGCCAACCAGACTTCCCAGTCCGAGCAATGCGGAAATCCCGCCCCGTAAAAGCTCACCAATGTTCAATGCCGCAAATTTCTCCACCGCCGCAGCCAGCACATACAGTGCACTTGCCGTCAGCAAGATTCCTGCGCCGGAACTCACGCCACCGGTGGACATACTGGATGCGATCGTCAGAGCGGTCAATCCAGCCGCAACCTTGATCAGGCCATCGATGGCCGCATCCCCCATCACGGCAAACAGCCCCACGGCTCCTGCCAATACGATAAGTGAGGTAGACATCACCAGAATGGCCGCACCGGAGCCGAACTTCGTCTTGGACGAAAAGGCCGACATGGTGGTCATCAGGAGCATCAGGGTCTTGATGCTGGTCATGGCCGCATCCAGCCGGACAAGCTGAATGTTCGCCAGACTGCTCACCGCCTGCGCTGCGATCCAGATGCCGCCAGCCATGGCTGCGATCGCGGCTCCATTTTGAAATCCGGTCGTGCCGATCACCTTGTTCACCACAGCCAGAGCCGTGGCCATGGTGGTCAACAGTCCGCCCAGAGAAACCACCGCCATACCGGCTTTTACCAGGCTGGTGAACTTGATCTCGCTCAGGGGCTTCAGGGCAGTGGAAAGCACCTTGATGGCACCGCTCAGCGCCACCAGCTCTACCGCCGTCGAAAGAATTACTTTGTGGTTCATGGCCTTCTCGCCCACCACAAGCGCCAGAGAGAGCTGACGCATCGCCAGCATCATGGCAACGATGGACACGGTCACAACGGCCAGCGCTGCGGCATTTGCTGCAATATCGCCCTTCTGCAGGACCTCCATGACCCGGGAAAGTCCCTTGGTAATAGAGCCAATGGCAATGCCCAGTCCAACCAGCGCCGCAGCAGTGCCCCACAGGGTCGCCGCGTTCAGGGCGCTGGCTTTCAGGTTGTCAAATGCTTTCGTGAACCGCTTGGTGGTAGGCTCCAGCAGCTTTGCCGAGACCGTCAGCAGGGTCACGAAGCCAAAGACCGTAATGGCGATCTCCGTGAACCGGTCGGGTTTGATCCGGCTCATCACGTACATGGCCCCGGCCAGGATCAGGATCGCGGTGGCCATGCCGGTCAGGGTCTTGGTGCTCTCGTTCTTCTGCCAGGTCTTGATCGCGCTGGTCAGCTGCTTAAAGGTGCCAGAGATGGAGTTGAGCATTCCGGTCAGTGGGGTCTCCAGCATTGCTTTCAGGCTCTTGGTGGCTTTTGCCATCTGCCCGATGCTGAACGCCAGCAGTCCCACATCGATCAGACTCATAAACCGGTAAACGTCGGTCCCGCTGATGGCATCAAAGCCCTCTTTCACAGCGGTAAAGAACTGTTTCACCGGGGCAAAGGCATCTCCCACCGAGCCGTTGATCTTGTTCATGCTGCGCTGGAAGCTGGAAGCAAACTCGCTCATGGATTTGCTCAGGTTCTTCGGCATGTCGATGAGGTTCTGCTGGAAGTCCTCCAGATTCGGCTTTGTCAGCCCCAGTACCTGCACCGCGTTCTCGCCAAGGCCACCCAGTTTGGAGAGCAGGGTCGAGATCGCCATGCCCAGCGCACCCAGGATGCCAATGCCTCCGCTTGCTGCGGTCCGGATCACAGCGCTCAGTCCGTCAAAGGCCCGTCTGCCCACGGAGTACAAGGTGCCCAGCAGACCGGTGCTCTCCTCGCCTTTTTTCAGGAAGGTGTCGATGTACTGCGCGATCTTCGTGTTCTTCAGCATGCTGCCCAGTGCATCCACGGGGCTCAGGAGCTTGGTCAGTGCCGTCTTGATGCCGCCCAGCTTCTCCCGCAGGGTGCCGCTTCCGGTGGCAACTTTATAGATCGTCTCAAGGAAATCCCCAAGCCCGGCTCCCACGCTCAGCATCACCTGTGCCACAGGCTTCGCAGCGTTCGCCAGCAGCGAAAATGCTTCCTTTGTCACCGCGCCGATCTTGCTCAGGATCGTGGTAACGCCTTTCAGCACCGTGAACAGGCCCTTGAAGGTCTTCTTGATCTTCTCTGCGGTCTGGTCGGTGATGATGAGCTTCTGGGTCATCAGGTCGAGCCGTTCGGCAAAGCTGTAAATGCGCTCTCCGTCTGCTGGCGGAAAGATCTCACTGAACGCCTCCTTCACAGGGGCCACCACTTTGCCAATGGCATCCATGATGTTCCAGAAGCTCTGCACCAGATGCTCTCTGCCGGAAAGCTCGCCGATCTTCTGGGCGTACTCGTCCAGGTCCAGGGTTCCATTTTGAATCTCGGCGTTCAGCTTCGCAAAGGCTTCTGCATCCCGCTGGATGGTCTCCCGGTCATAGTGCTTTGCGGCCATCTCCTTGTCGCTCAGGGTCAGCAGCTTTTCGGCACTGGTCTGTGCTTCGTCAAGGCTTGCTTTCAGCAGCTGGGCACTTACGCCGTTCTGCTGCAATGCCTTGGTAAAACTGCCCGCTTTGGTGATCTGTTCCTCGGTCACAGCGCCGCTGGCCAGTGCTACCTGCTGGAGGGTGTAGCTGTAGGCATCTGCCTGATCCCCCAGCCTGCCTTGCAGCTGTGCCCATCCGCTGTTCAGTCCGTCCTTCAGCCGTTCGTTCAGCCCGTCGATGGACGGCACAAAAATGTCGTACAACCGATCCGAAAGCTCTGTCCAGGTCTCGGTGGCTTCTTCCTTGTTGCCAAAGAAGGTCTCGAAGACAGCCATCCATTTTGAGCTGACCGCGTCCTTGGTGGAATCAATGGCCTGCCCAAAGCTGGTTGCCTGCTGGGCCGCCAGTGCCGCACGCTCTGCCAGCTCACCGTATTGACCGCTCAGCTTCTCAAGGGCCTCGGAGCTGGTCATGCCCTTGTTCTTCTGGGTCATCTCGTAGGCCGCTTCCATCATGGAAGCGTACTTCTCAAAGGTTTTTTCCATGACCTTCGTGTTGGCCCACTTTTTGGAAAGGGAGCTCTCAAAGGTGCCAATGGTCACCTCGCCCTTTTTCAGAGTACCCAGCTCCACCGCTGTGTCAATGAGCTCCTGCTTCAGGGCCTTGGTGGCCGTACCCATCAGGTTCAGGCTCTTCCAGTCCTGAAGCTGCAAATGTCCGGCGCTGTAGCTCTGGGTCAGGTTCCGGATGGTGCTCTGGAACGCAAAGCCCGTCTTGCCCGCGTCTGCGGTGGCGTTGGCAATGCCCATGATCATGGGGATCATCTTGTCGATGTTGCCGCCCGCAGCCGTCATCTGAGAAAGGGCGCTGGTCATCTCGCTGAAGCTGTAGCTGGTCTCGTCGGAGTACCACATCAGCTTGTTCAGGTAACCGTTCACCTGATCGATGCTCTTACCCGTGGCGTTCATGATGGTCTGAACGTTGGAGGTCTTTTCGGTGTACTTGTCCCAGCCGCTGGCCACCTGATCGATGGACAGGCTCTTGACCAGCTTCTCGCCCGCGTCCACAAATTTGTTGGTGATGTTCACCAGCGCCGTGGTGGCCACGATGTTCAGGCTCGAGAACTTGGATTCCAGCCGGTCAAGGCTCGTCTGCATGGTGGCAAAGTCCACGTTCTCCGCGGCTGCGTCCAGCTTCTCAAAGCCCTTTTCCGCTCCCTTAAACTGGAGCTTCTCCATCAGCCGGTCAATGGTCGAGATGGTCTGTTTGGTATTTTTCTCAAAATTTGCGTTGTCAAACCGCATTTCAACAACGCGGCTGTCTACTTCCTGGCTCATTCTGTCCTCACCTCGCCCCATGCCCGTGCTGCGATCCGCTCAAAAATGGGCCGCATCGCAGGGTTGATATAATCCACGCCCTCTACGTATCCTCCGTTTCGTGTGCCGTGTCCGTATTGCAGGATCACCGCAATGGGCACACCGTCCACGATGTTGGAGTTTCTCCATGTAATGGCGATGCTCTCTTTTCCCTTGGTCACCATGTAGCTCCAGCTTGCCGCCGTCTTTCCCGTGTCCTTCGGGGTCGCCTTCGCAAGGGCCTCCACGCCCTCCTGTCCGTATCGGTCCAGCAGCTCATCCAGGTTCAGGTTCGAGCATCGCTTCAAAAATCTCCGGCTCTTCTTCCAGTCGCCCTTCTGGCGAAAGACAATTACTTTTGGCATCTTACCCTCTCGTCTTCAGCCGGGCCTTTCTCTGCTCGTTCAGCATCCGCTGCTGGGCCATCCGGTCGCCCTTGCTCATCTTCTTCGCCGGTGCCTGGCTTTCCTGGCATACCCGGATCAGGGTCAATAATCGGTTCAAATGCCACTTCTCGCATTCTTTCGGAATGCCAAAGCTGAACATCTGGCAGTACAGCACCTCAGCCGTGGTCTCGGTCCCGCTTTTCCGGGGCGGACGTTTTGGCCGGGGCTTTCCTGCGGTCTTTCGTTCGTTGGGTCTCGGCTCCCCGCTGAACCATGTTGCGGTCATGGGAGCTTCCATATATTCGTTAATGGAACGGTACTGTTCCCGGGTCAGTCTGGCGTACACTTCGGGGTCTACCCCTTTGGTCACCGTCATGCAGCGGATGTAGTCCAGCCACTGCTCCACGGTCAGCTTGTCCAGATTGCTCAGGAACGGGATGTTCCAGTTGCTTTCCCAATGAGCCAGGGAGAGCAGTGAATGTTCCAGCTTCAGGACCACGGCAGGCGTGTAGACAAATTCCTCTGTCTTTTCATTCCACCGCTGTTGTCCTGGTATCGTAAGCGTCATCATTTGCTTTCTCTCCCTGGTATGTGTTCATTGAGGTGCCCTTCTCAGAGCACGCTCCATTTTGAATGTTCTTCTAAACAGAGCTCGCCTCTTTGGGGAGCCCCGCGACGCGCCGACCTTTGGCGGACGGAGCGGTAAGAGGGGCATGTTACTGCTCCTCAGTGCCCTTCACGGGGGCTTCCAGCACCTTCAGGCCGGGCTGTGCGTTCACAGGGGCGGCCTTCTTGGTCTCCTCCTTCATGTCCTCCGGCAGGATGCCCTCAAAGAATGCGGCTGCTGCCTCGCCGTTGGAGGCCAGCTTGTAGTACAGGTCGCTGTAGGCCTGGGTGGACATAAAGTCTGCCAGCACCGCATCGTTCTTGATGAACTTCCGGCCGTCCGGGCTCAGCACACCGTAACTCTTGCAGATGATCTGCTTGAACAGCTTGGCAAGCTCCAGCTGGCTCTGGGCGGCAGTGATGCGGTTGATCATCTGCACAAGGCCGCCCTCGGTGGTCAGCTCCATCTCCATGATCTCGGCACGGGTCAGATTGAAGTAATAGTCTTCCGTTCGCTCCGTACCGCCAAAGTCCACGGTGGTCATCGTCTTTTTCAGCATTTTTCTTCTCCTTTATCGTGTTCATTGATGCCTGGCTTCTTACACCTGGCCCTCGCTGTCGGTGATCAGCTTGATCAGCTCGTCGGGGGAAGGCAGGGTCGCCTCGGCAGTCTCGGTGCCATAGAGCTTATCCTGAATGGCCTTCACGGTGGCAGCCTTCAGCTTGGAGCAGTCGATCTCCATGTGGCTGGTGGGGCGGTGGCCGGTCACGCTCACGGGGGAGGTGGTGCACTCCCAGCTGAAGGTGATGGCATCGGGGTTGTCGTTGATGGCGGCGTAGCTCTTCTCGCTGGGGGAAGCGGTGCTGTTCCACGCAATGTGGATCTTCTGGCCCACCTCGTCGTCAACGTCGTTGCCCACGGTGGTCACCCAGCTGAAGCCAAAGCCCTGGCGCTTCTGCTGGCCGATGGAAACACCCGTTGCAACCTGTGCGGAACCGTCGCAGGGCTCCCACTCGGTGGGGTAGGTGTAGGCTTCGATGGTGTAGCCGTACTCCTCGGCAGAGCGCAGAGAAGCATACTTGATGTCATCGGCGTAGAGCTTGGTCTCCTCAGCGCCGGAGGGGCTCTCGGTCACAGCGGTCAGGCCATTCCAGGCCACGCCCTTGTCGTAAGCGCCGGTGTTGTTCATGGGATACAGGACACCCAGCTTGGTGCCCATCTCGTAAAACTTTTCGCCGACCGCGTCCCAAATCAGTCTGGACATATAGTTCCTCCTTAGATGTAGATCGTAAAAACGGTGTGGTATAATCCGTCCGAAACAAAAGAGCGGTCGTAGGTGCATTTTGGCAACACACTTACGGCCGCTTTGATCTTGCTGTCAGGGTCTTTGTCCATCACGGTCACCGTGTAGAACGGATGCTGGATGTACACCCTGTTGTTTGCATAGTTGTTCCGGATCCTGGTTTCGCTGTACACGATGCAGGGATATTGGAGCTGGAATCCCGCTTTCGGCTGAAAATAGAGGTGGATCGACTTTCCGTTCTCCTTCAGCACTTCGCGCAGGAGCGTGTCAACCTTCAGCCGTGCTTCCATTCCAGAGCCCTCCCAAAGTCAGGATCAGGCGCGGGTATTGTACCTTCACGCCGGTCACCTGCCATTTCTGTCCCATAAACACCGCATACCGGAGATCGTAGAGATGGTCGTTCGCAAACGGGTCCGCCAGAATGCTCAACTGGTTTCCAACCGTGATGTCGGGGTTCACCTTGTCCCCCATCTGCATCTGCCGTCCAAACTCCAGCACGTCCCCGTAATAGGTGCGTTCCGTCATCTTCTCGGTAAATACGCTGGGGGCGGTCTCCTCCACCTCATCTGCAAATCCCAGCTTCCCGCAGTATCTCATCTCTTCTCACTCCATTTTGATTTGTTGTAACTAACCTTGAAACCTGAAAAGATCAGGCCTCGTCCGCAGCCATGGTGCAGGTGGTGGCGGTGGTGCCGTCGGTCACGACCACACCGGCAGCCATCAGGGCCACAGGCAGGTAGGTCTTGTCGGCAGCCATCACGATCAGACGGCCCAGCTTAAAGGCCTCCTCCACGTCAGCCTTCTTGGCCTGAACCTTGTGGGCCTCGTCCTCGTACAGCTTCTTGTCGGTGTGCAGGTAGGCAATGTAGTTTGCCACGTGCAGGTCATAACCGGTCTCGTAGATGGTGTTCAGCATATTCATATCCTTTCTCTTTAAGCAGCCCACTCAACAGCCATGGCGCTGAACGGGGTGGTCAGAGCGCCGGAGCAGCGGGTCTCGATCAGGTACTTCTGGGCGTTGAAGTCGATGTCGAAGTCGTCGAACATGGAAACAGCGCCGCCCTTGTCTGCGCCCACGGTGTAGTCGGCCAGGTTCACGATCAGGCAGACCAGGTCACCACCCTTGGCACCCTTGCGGCCCTCCATCTCGGGGATGGTCACAATGTTCTTCACACGCAGCTTGCGGGCCAGAGCAGCCTCGTCAGCATACAGCGGGTGGCCGATGCCGTCCTCCAGCAGGAGCATCTCGGTCAGAGCGTCCTCGGTGGTGAACAGGGTGGGGGTGCCGGAGCCGCGGTACTCCTTGCGGCTGCGCAGGATCTGCTTGATCAGGGCCTTGTACTTGTCCTCCACGGTGGTCAGGCCGGTGGTCTTGCACTGGACCTTGATGGTAAACAGGTCGCTGTCGTTGAACACAGGACGGATGCAGTTCTCGTCGATCTTGTCCTCAGAGGCAGCCAGACGGCCGTCGCCCAGCAGGTAAGCCAGAGCCAGCTCACGGTTCAGCTTCAGGCGCATCTCCTGCTTCAGCCATGCCACAACGTCAAAGCTGGTAATGTCGATCACGTCGTCGCGGTCCAGCTTCTGCTTCTTGTACACGGTGGTGGGGCTGGTGGAGCGGCGCAGCAGGCCAAAGACCTCTTCCTTCTTGAAGTTGCCCTTAATGTAACCCTTGGCGCGGGCATCCTCCTCGGTCAGGTCAGCAAACATGCTCTTGAACCGGCTGAAGGGAATGTGGTGCACAGCGCCCATGACCACGCTCACCCAGTCGTCGGGCTTGTCGATGATGCGGGGCGTGGTGTCCAGCAGGTGATCCTCAGGGAACAGCCAGTCGATGTTGTCGATGCTGTGGGCCAGCTCGTCACTGTCCATGCCGGCATCCTCAAAAGCAGCCTTCATGGTGCCGTGGCTCTTTGCGGTCTTGACCACGTTGTTGATCTCTTCGATGCTGTGCTTCAGCACGGTTGCGTTGGTATCCTTGTCGAAAACATTCTGCTTCACGGTATCGTCCTCCTCACCGTCATCGTTGTCGCCGCCTTCCTGCTCTTCCAGGGCCAGGCCCACCAGAGCGTGGCAGCACTCTTTCTGCTCGTCGGTCATGCTGTTGTAGACCTGCTCGAGCGTCTTGCCTTCGTTCTTTTCGTCCGCCATTTTGGCTTCCTCCTGTGTTGCTTTATCGTCGGTCACGGCATCGCCGCTGTCCGCACTGTGTGCAAGGTCTTCCAGCGGGTTGCCCTCGGGGTCCATGCCGTGGGTCAGGCTCAGGCCGTCCTCGTTATAGATAAAGGCCTCGCCGCCCTCGTAGTCCTCATCGGCGCTGTGCTTTACCACCTCGTCGATCAGGGCACCCGGGTTGCATCCGGCCAGCACCAGGCTCACTTCCCGGATAAAGCCGTGCTTAACGGTGCTGCCCACCTTCTTCAGGCCGTTGGCAAAAATGGAAAAGGCGCTCAGGTCGCCACTCTCCACGCACTGTCTTGCGGTCTTGCCGGTGTCAGTGTCGTTGAATTTGGCATAGCAGTACACACCGCCGGGCCGGTTCTCCAGCAGGCAGTGGCCGATCACGTTGTCCACGTTGGCGTGGTCGTGGTTGTACACCATGGGCACAACCTTGCCGCTGCACTCCTTAAAGGCATCCTGCGCGATCACCAGCCCGTCATAGCACCGGACGTTCGCTTTCGTCGCCCAGCCGCTGCAATCGTAGTCAAAATTAACCATTTTGATTTGCAATACTCCTCTCTACGGCATCCCGCCCTGCCGTGATTGTTTTGTTCTGCGCCGCAATTTCCTCACTGCTCTGGCTGATGTTTGCATTCCGCAGTTCATCTGCCTTGGGGTCCTTGCTGGGTTTCATGCCAATGGCCTGCCGGAACTCGTTGGAGGTCATGATCTCGTTGCGGGTAAACTTGTCGGCCATTTCGGCAACGGCGGAAACAGGGGTCAGCTTGAACGGGTCACGGAAGTACATCACGGATTCCCGGTTCGCCCGGTCGTCCTCGGTCAGGAACTTCCGCCGGATCTCGTCCACGGCAGCCGCCACAATGGGTTCGATGGTGCGGTTCTCGTAGTTGGTCATCACAGCATCGGAAGCAGTACCGTTCATGATCTCCGGGGTGATACCCAACTGGCTGTATGCCATGTTGGTCAGGTACTCCACGGTCTTCAGAAGGTTGTTTTCGAGGCTACGGTTCAGCTGCGTGATATGCTCCGTGCCATCGGTGTAGGCAATGCCGTATTTGGAACCGGCGAGCTGCTGTTCGATCTGTGCCCGCCGTTCTTCGGCCTGTTTCTTCCGGGTCTCGCCCTTCACAACGTAGGGCAGCTGGATGATCAGGTCGAGCTTGCCGCTGCCCACCTGCTCGTCGATCACGTCCATCAGGTTCAGCTTCCGGATCAGGCGCTGCACCGTGCCGTTGGGCTCGTTCATCACGGCATAGAACGGGTTCTCCACCAGGGCCACCTGTGTCTTCGGCAGAGTGATCTCCTCTTTCCGTCCGGTCCGGTCGTTGTACACTTCCAGCCGCACGTCGTCCGGGTACCATTCCAGCACCCTTCCCACCCGCATGGATTCGATCCGGGTCTTACCGGTCTTTCCGTCGTAGTCCACGTCAATTGGCACCAGCGCAATGCATCCCTCGTCCAGCATGGAAAGGAACATGTCATATCGCAGTGCCCGGCCCGTCTGGTCCTTGTTGCCGGAAAGGTTCAGGCAAGAATTAAGGCCCGAATCAACGGTTTCGTCGTAGCGTCCGTTTTCATCGAGCCTTACATGATTGATGGTAATTGCCGCAGCGTCCATTGCAATGCGGGTGTTGATGGCCGTCATGATCGTCCGGTCATTGCTTCGGTTCAGCCTTACCCGGTCAGGCCGATAGCTGTATCCTTCGCCGCTTCTTCCGGGGGGATCCCGGTTCAAAAACGCATTCCAGGCGTGTCTCAGTCTGGAGCCAAAGGTTTGTGATGCCATTTTGATTTCCTCCAGACCTTAACTGTCTTTCTTGTCATCGTCTTTCTTCTGCTGGTTTCCGCCAGCGCTTCCGCTTACAATAGCGTTCGCCAGATCAGGGTTCTTGAGTTCCTTCGTGATGAACTGCTTTGCTGCGTAGCTCATAGCGCCGGAAGCGGCCTTGGTCAAAAACTGCTGGGAAGCGTTCGTCATTACGGTCTTCACAAAGCTCTGCCCGCTGTATACGTCCTTCCGCAGCTGTTTCACGTCCTTCTGGAGCTGGAGCCGCTCTTTCTCGGCTTTCAGTTCCTTGTTGGGGTCGTCCGCCCGGATGTTGGTCTGCCCCTGAAGATCCCGGTACTGCCTTTCCATTTGCAGCCGGTTGATCCGTGCCCGCAGTTCCTCGTCGGAGTAGTCCTCCGCATTTTTCCCGGTTCGCTTGGGTGCATACTCTGTCTTGGGCTCCTGCGCATCCTCACCGGCGTTCCCGTCCCCGGCATAGTGTTTCCTGCCTGCGGCCGTCAGGGTACTATCCTTGTTCTGGTATCGCCGCACGCCCCACTTCATGCCCTTGATGCCCCAGTGGTATAGCTCGTCACTATATACTCGCATATTTGCCTCATCACCTCACTTTGCTTTCCGCACATAAGCTCCCGGAACAAACATGCTCTTGCGCCATCCTGCTTTCTGGTAGGCCTTGTTCTCGGTTTTGTTGTTCGGTTTTTTCTTAAAGTCCATCTGCTTTCCCAAAAGTCTGCTCACAGTCTGGAAGCCCTTCTGCACGGCGCGTTTCCGTTTCGTCGCGGCCATCTTCTTGTTGTAGCGCTTCTTTGCTTCCTTCATCCGCTCCTTCTTTTCCTTCGGAGTTTCCTTCAGGGCTTCCTCTTTCCGGTATTTATCGTCCCGGAGCTTCGAGGCGGTCTCAGCGCTCACATATTTCTTGCGTGTCTGCAACTTCCCGTCCTTATCGGTATACTGTTCTGTTGCAGTCCATGCGATTCGCCCGTTCGTGTGTTTCTCCATGCCGTACTCACCGGTCAGTTTTTTCTTACCACTCCGGATGTAGGCGGCATAGTCCTCTTTCGAGTAAAAGTACCGGTAAACATTGTGTCCGTCTTTTGTTCCGGTCGGAATACGGGCATAATACTTGTGGTTCTTCTTTTCGCTGCCCTTCTGGCCGTTTTTCCAGAACCATCCGTGCTCCAGATAATCCCACCAATCGTTCACTCTATCACTCCTTTCACCATTTTACTTTTTCGGTTCTCTGTGGTATTCTTGTAATAAGACGTACTTGAATGCAATACGGAGGGTTCATCATGACAAACGAGGAACAGGCTTTGTATGATCGTGTAAAATCAGGCGAGCTTGACGGCATGGTTGGCGATCTTTGGGAGAACAACTATGGTTCGACCTTTTATACGCTAATAAAAGATGGACAAATTGCTCGTTACAAGCAAACTTCCAGTGGTAGATTCTTTAATGGTAAAGAAAACGAATCCTACGGTGGAAAAACAAAAATAGTGGAGCAATGGAATACCATTGAAGAAATCTTGTCTTTTCTTCAGAAATATGGCTGGCTCATAGCCGATGCCGCCGTAAATGCTTACAGCGCCAAATTCAAAGGAAAGAAATAAATTTCACTCAAACGCATCCCGGTTCTGTTTCCACGCCACATAAGCGTCCATCATGGCAGCCACGGCATCGATCTTCTGATCCTGCCGCTGTTTGTAGAGTTTCCGGTTGCCGTTGGTGTCCACCAGCGTAATGCAGTTGCCCATGGCAAATTGCATCAGCTGTTCGTCAAACAGCAGTTTCCGCTGTTCGCTCAGCTTTTTCAGCTCACCCAGCGGCACGCTTTCGGTCTTTGCACCCTGGATCACTTTCACAACGCCAAAGGTGCTGTTTTCATCGCCCCAGCGCTTCACGAACTCCTGTGCGTTGTAGGGATCGTAGCCAAACGCCCGTACGTCGTACTCGTTCTCCATGATAAAGTTATCCAGGTCATCATATACCTGCATCATGTCCAGGACCGTGCCGTCAAACACGAACAGGGTCCCTTCCCGCATGAACTCCTCATACTGCTGCCGTCTCGAAGCCGGAAGCTGGCTGAGAGTATAGGATGTGATGTAGTCCCGCGTCTTGACCCCAAAATATCCGTTGGACAACGGAAACAGGAAGGTAAAGGCGCAGAAGTCGTCGCCCATGGAAAGGTCCGCGCCCATGGCACAGGGCATCTGCCAGAAGCTTCTCTTCCTGTGGCACAGGGTCTCCTCGTAGGGGAAGAAATAGGTGTAGCCCTCCATGGGCAGGTTGAAGCGCTTGGCCAGAATATCGTTTCGGGCGCTGGGGGATTTCTCCGCACGCTCCACGTCCAACTGGTAGGTCTCGTAGCTCACGGTCTTGCCCAGGTTCGGGTTGGCCTTCAGCCACATCTCCGGCTGGCCCACTTCCTCAATGGAGTCCAGCTTGTAGTACCAGATGGACACATGGGGGTTGACGTACTCCCCTTTCAGGATGCTCATCAACTCCATTTTGATGTCGTCGCCGCAGCCGTTGCGCACCGTGCCCTCGGAGGAAGCCGCCACGATGAGATAATTCTCGTTCTTGGCTGCGCCCTGCTCAATGGCACCAATGGGGTCTTCCCGGATGTCGCAGGAGAGCCACTCGTCCACGGTTGCCACAGTGTCGCGCCGTCCTTGCAGCTTCTCAATGGTCATCGGGCGCACTTCCAGCAGGCTGTTGGTCAAAAAATTCTCGATGCCCTTCTTAGTGGAAGCCATCTTCACCCGGTCTGCCTTGGAGCCGGTAGTATTTTGCAGGCTGCCCTCGGTCATAAACTGGAACACCGGCCCCTTTGCCCGCGCCAATGCGGTACGGAAAGGTGCCAGCACCTCCTCGGCCTGTTTCATAGTCGGAGCGGTGGTCAGCTGCTGGGTCGTGGTGGTGTACGCCGTCAAGAAATACGCCTGCAAAAACTCCAGATACATGGTCTTCGCGGCCGATCTGGTAATGATGAGGTATTGCTTTGTCACCAGCCGCTTTTTCAGCCGCCGGGTCTCGTAGTGTCCGCCGCCTCCGCGCTCGTTCGGCACAAAGACGCTTCGTTCTACAAAGTAGTACCACCCAAAGATCTCTTCGGCCCATAACTTGAAACTATCCAGCAGCTTCACGTCGGTGCCGTCAGTCAGGGTCAGCTCATCCTCGCAAAAGGAGATAAAGCCGTTCACCGCCTTGTCGTCATAGTAGATGCCCGGGTTGGCGATCAGGTCGTCGATCCGCTCCATCTCCATGGCAATCTCCCGGCATACGGGTATTTCGCCACGCATCACGGCCTCCCGAAAACGGCCGTAGTAGATCGGCGTGGCCGTGTTCGATAATGCCATTTTGGTTCCTCGTCTTGCTCCGTTTCACTCGTTCAGACTTTGGGCCGGTAAAAGGGCTTGTCCAGGGTGTAAAAGCATCGGATATCCTCCGGGCATTCGCCGGTTCCCTGTCGGGTGCATCCGTTGCAGATATCCTGCGTTACCCGCCCAAACCAGTCTTTTTTCTCCGGTGTTTCCATCCAGTGCTCCACCCATCGCGCTGCTACTGTCCGTCCCATGTGTTGTCATGCTCCACGTTCAGCCGCCATTCCATCTCGGAGGCGGTATTCTTCAGCGCTTCCATGGTGGTGCTGCTCTGGGGCGGGTCAAAGCCCAGCAGCCGTACCTTCACGGCCACGTAAGCCTTCACCGCTTCCACCTTCACCGGGTCGGCAACGAACTCCGTCCATTCGTTTTCTTTCCCGGAAATGGCGTACCCTTCGCCGGGCCCCACGCCCATCTGCACCAGTGCAAACAGCGCCATGTTGATGTACATGATGATGTCCGCATCAAAGTCGGTGCACTCCTCGGCAATGCCCAGCAGCTTCTTCACGCTCGTCAGGATTGAATTCATTTTGATTCCTCCTCGGCATCGCTGTCGCCACCCATAATGTAGCTCATCATGGCGTAGTACCAGTCCTTCTGAGCCCTCGCCAGCAGTTCCAGTTCGGCCAGATGGTGGGACGCACCGTTCTTACCCATGGCCGCTTCTTTCGGTGCACTTTCCTCGACCAGCTTGGCCAGCCTCCCCGCATCAATCGCCACTTGACCAGGCTTCAGCAAAACGAGGTCTCCCCCAGCACTCGGAGCAGCGTTTTGTGCGGTCACTGCCTGATCCTCATCCCTCCGCGGGACAATCTTCATCCCATCAAGCGTAATATCCCCGGCCCGTGTTGCCCGCACCTGCTGCCCATCCACATTCGTGGCCAAAGCATCATCAAAGTCGAAGCCTCTGTTCCGCGGTACAGCCGTATACCCCTGCTGGAGCCCGGCTTCTGCAATGCCCACATTTGCCCAGAGCAGTGCCTCGTCCAGCTTGGTCAGCGCCAGGCTTCTCGCGCGGCTCGGTGCAAGGTGCTGGAGCATCGCCTCTGCCTCTTCCAGCTTCCGCCGCAGCCCCATGGCGTAGTCCTGCTCTCGCCGGTTAAATGCTTTTTTCTGGTACATACTCATTTCCTCCACTGGATATCAGACTTTCTTCTTTACATACAACATATGGATTGATATACTTATCTCAAACGGTATTTCTTATACTTCGGAGGCAATATATGCAGTCTTACACCTGCCCAAACTGCGGCGCTCCTGTAAAAATGGATGACCACGGTGCATTTCTCGAGTGTCCTTATTGCGGATCACAGTTCAAGCCCGATGATTCTTTATCTGATGAGCCAAGCAGTCGTCAAACGGATTCGGACGATGATAACGAAGAACTCCGCACCTATGCAGAAATAGTAAATCGCCATATTCCAGAATTTTCGGTCACCGAATTTATCGATAGAGCCAAGCATATTCTCGAAAGAACTCTTGATTTTCTCGGTGATCATGGAATGTACATCCAAGTCGGTGTCGTTTTGCTTTTTGTCGCCTTAGCCATTGTCAGTTTCTTCTTGTAACTTATTCATGTTTTTATCCATGGGCAGGTGTCACCCGGTCTTCTTTCTCCGTCCGGCAGCTTTGGGCCCTTTCCCGTTCCGTAATGGATCACCTTGTGCGTTGCCGCCGAAACACAAATGGCGTTCTCCGGATCAAGCAGCTTTTCGCTGTGCTGGAGAACGTCATTTTTTGTTATGGGGTTTATGTGGTGGATGGAGATCTTCGGTCGGATCGGCCTTCCGTCCCGCAGCACCCAGTCCGTGATCGGGTGGTCTTTGCACCCCAGGTCGCATCCCATGTCCCGGGCAATAATTCTGTCCCGGAACTGCCGCCACTCTCTCGATTGGTAGAAGTCCTGGTTCAGCCATCGGTCAAACCCAAAGGTATCTCTCCCCACTTCCCCGTGCAGCTGTAAATACTCCAGCCTCTCCTCGTATGTCGGCAGCGTGCAAAGTTCCGTGTAGCTTTTCATGCAAACCGCTCCAGTATCTCGCAGAGTGCAATAACCCCAGACAGTACCCCGAGAACATACAGCATGGTCGCACTTACAGCATTTTCCGGATGCTCCCCCAAGTATACGGCCACCATGAAGATTGCAAAACTGCATAACCACAGTACAGCCAATAGCATCTGGATATTCGTTATTGACATTTCACCCAACTACCCCATTCTTACGCAGCAATTCATACAGCACCAACATTACACACCACAGTAGCGCAGGCATTCCGAAATGCGCAAATATCTCAAGCGCATAACTCTGGGTGTGCTTCTCGACCCACTCGGCAAAGAATAGTGGTACGAAAACAATCATCACAACCGTGCTCAGGGCAAATGCTATGTCAATTAACGTCATACTCGTCATCCTCTCCCAAGCCGTTGTATTTCTTCATGGCAGCAATGGCCTTCTCGTACAGTTCCTCAGAGTGCTTTGCATTCTGTAGTGTCTCGGTCTTTGCCCGCAGCAGCTTGTTTTCCTCTTCCAACTTTGTTTTCTCCAACTCATTCTTAGAGGTTGCCAGCTTCAGAAAATGGGTCGTCTCAGCGCTGGATGCCGTACCTTCCAGCAGTCGTCTCTCAACCAGCTTCATCGCCAGGTTGATCATATAGTTTTCTTGTGCTTCCGGGGTTCTTGCAGGCCGCGAAGTTGCAGCCGACATTTCGCCCGGAGCAGACTTCTTAGGTTTCATTGCAATAACCTCGTTTCACATTCTTATTTTGCTTTTGCAAAGGTTCATGGGAGTCGCAGTAGTACCAGTTAAGCCTGTCTCATTTGAAAGGAGAAGAAAAAGCAGATCATGCCCAATGGAGGTTGAACATCGTGAAAGCCCTGAACCCAAATATATAGGAGGATACTACTCCCATGAGCCCTTGCAAAAACCGCCGAAGCCCCGGTCTACACCCCAGAACCTCGGCGATTATGTCCCGTTTCGACTTGACTACGCATACAAATGCACTTATACTTATCTCGGAGGTTGACCTGTGAATCTAAACCCATTTACTTTAACACGAAGGGTGGTGATATCAAATGGGTGATACTATTCACATTGATAAAGTCTCATATACAGACTTTACCAAGGTCAAATTTGCTCCTGTATCTCGTGAAGAGATGCTGGAGAACATCACGAATACTCTCCTGTGGATTGCAGATAAGTGCAAAAAGCTGGAGTTAGATCGAACCGTATAAAATACAAAAACGTCAGTACCTACATACCGCGTGGATACTGGCGTTTTTTCTTCTTAAAGCCCAAATATCAATTTTCCCTCCGGGGAAATATCAAAGACCGGCGCGATTTGAGAGGGGGTGTCGATTTTGAGACCCCCTCCCTATGGTTTACGCGGTTTGGCCGAGCGTGTCCTCGTCGGGCACGGTGATCTTGAGCTTCTTGTAGATGTTTATCGGGTCGGCAGCAACGATTTTATCGATCGCCTTCTCAATTTCATAGGCATTTTCGTTGTCCGTGAACTGTGAGGAGGTCTCGGCGATCCTCATAAGCAACCCGGAAGAGTTGTAGCCGTGCTCGATATCATACTGATACCACTTCTCGAACTCCTCGTACGGACTGTACGGGTTGTCAAAGGTGGTAAGAAAGCATCGAACCATTATTCAAAGCCTCTTTCTTAATTGATTGTTATTTGTTGAGCGCACTGTAAACCGTGGACTCCGGAACACCGCAGGCCTTGGCGATTTCAGCATAAGAATAACCGCTTCTCAGCATTGCGTTTGCTTTGGACATCTTTGCAGAAGTCATAACAGCAACATTTTTCGGCATTGCACGTTTTACAATTTCATCGGAATCAGACGAATTAAGGAATTTCGTCAACATATTGTCAGAAATTGCGCCAGCCTGAACAGCTTCCCATTCCCTGTCCGTGAAGGTAATCTTGGACTTGCGTCCGCTTGCACCAACAGAATCGCGAGCACGCTGCATCTCAACAGAAGAGATCTTCTTGATTTCTTTCTTGTCAATCGTAGGATCCAAGCCCTGTTCCTGAATCTTCGCCTTAATATTGGCGTTCGCAATCAGCATCGCTTTGCGCTCCTTAGGCTTGTTAGCGACCATGTTGTTATACTTCTCTTTCAGGGAGGCAACCTCAGGCGCATAGGTCTTGGCCGCTTCAGGGTTACGCTGGATGCCCTTCATGTTGACCGCCTCTTTGCGCGCCTGGTTGGCCATGGCCTTCAGCTTGTTGGAGAAGTCCGCGTACAGGTTCTCTTGGATGGTGCCAGAAGACAGCGTGCGCGCATCCTTCGTTTCGGAGATCAGACTGACTGTATCCTCAGCCTTACGTTCCTTACCCGTCTTGGGGTCGGTGAAGGTACGTCCACTTTCTTTGTAGATGTATTCGCCTGTTTCCTTATCGACTCGAACACTGCCGCGACGCTCGGGCACACGAACCGTCTGCTTACGGCGAGACAGGAGCGTGGATGCGCCACCATAATGTGTAGCACCTTCCTCGTCCACACGAATCTGCCACTTCTGCTTCAGCTCGGGGATACCGTTTTCGCGCTCAGAGCGCTTATAGTCCAGCTTATGCTTTTCTGCATCGATAACAACCATGGAGTGCTTAACGGCACGTGCAAGCTCGTCCTCATCAGCACCTCGCAATGTCATATCAGTGATGAGGTTGGAGATCATGCCCATTTCGCGCTGCTTCTCCTCTTTCTTCATCAGCCTGACATTGTTCGGATTGCCTTCAGGAACTGCATAAGCGGTCTTGGGATCGAATCCTTCCAATGCTTTCAGCGCACGAGTAGACTTAATGTTGACTTTGTCAGTAACAGGGATTGCCATAACCGTGTCGCCATCGAAGTCCGCACCAGACAGGCGCTCTGCAACCTTTGCATTGATGCCGATTGCATCCTGAATTGCACCGAGATTCCGCTTACCGCTAACATTCTTGTTGTTGACAGTCACAATGGGAATCTCAAAGGTACCTGCATGAGGATAACGGATCAGTGCAAGCCGAGTGCCGTTCTCATAGGTGGGGCAATACGCCTCTGTCTCCTTGATCTTATTGATTGGCAGGATAACCTTCGTGGACTGACCCGGGAAAGCAGATGCCTTCAGGGTCATGGACGTTCCCTCAACCGTATCAGCAAAATCGTTGAGCAACTTCTTTTTGACTGTAGGATTATCGTACCGCATGATTTCATCATATTGGGCTTTGTAATCCGCGACAGTAAGGTTAAGCTGGTTCTCGATCAGCTTCTTGGGCTGCTTGGAAAGGAACTGAGAAGAGACATTCCGGGACATCGTGTCCCAGTCGCCCTCCTCCTTCAGCTTATTGATCGGCGAGAGGTGCTCTTTGCCATCTTCGCCGATATACATGCTCTGTCCGTTGGCCTTGATAGCTGCGCCAAACGGGTTATCAGGATCCGCTTTTGCTTCCTTGAGGACCTTCATTTTGGGCGTGCCAGAAGGCTTATTGGTGTTGAACATAACGTCCACACCATCCGGCAGATCATCAGAATAGACTGCCATGCCCTTCAGATAATGGTCACCGTCAACGAGAATACGAACCTGCGCATAATGGCTCTTGCCGAGGTCAAGGTCGGGCACACCACGGCGAATCTCCATAACACCGTCTTTGTCCAGACCGCCTTCATCACCATAACGAATTGCAACTCGACTGGAATCCAGACTAGAGGGGCGCTGAAGCTTCGTGAAGGTCTCGCCGCCATCATCGGAGTGGTAATCGCCCAGTGAATCGATCTGATCCTGATGCTGATAAGCATACTTCTGGTCGAACTCCGGCTTTGCGAGAACCGTGATGTTCGTCTGCTGACGGACATTGGTCGGCTGTCTGATGCCAACGCCATAGCGCTGGTAGCCATATTCTGCTTCCAGAATATAAGCAGCCTCGTCCAGCTTACTTTCCGACACTCCGAGGACCTGATTTGCGCCCTCCGAAATATCAATCATGCCCTTCTTATCGACCTCTTCTTTTAGAGTCGCGGCAATCTTCTCAGCCTGGCTGGCTTTTTCGCCAATCGCATTGTTATACTTGGACCTCACACTGGACTCGCTCATGCCGAGCTTGTCGCCAATTTCCTTCCAACCAAGACCGTCATCCTTCAGCGCACGAATCTGATCATACTCCAATGCCTTACGGTCATGGCCTGCTTTCTGACGTGCAGTGCGGAACTCGGTCAGGCCCATCTTATACTCGTCAGGGAGAGAGTCGTTGATGGTCTCCAGGATCTCCTTCTCCGAGAGGCCCTTCTTTTTAAGCTCCTCTACACGAGACAGGAAATCGCCGGAATGCTGATACGGGTTATCACCGGAGCCCCAAGGATAGCGACCAGAATGTCGCTTGGTACCATAGTGCTCCAGGATATTGCTTTCGGAAGTGATGCCAAAATAAGAACGGAGGTCTTTTTCAATCGGATTCATGCTGCCACTCCTAACAAAATATCAGTGATGATCGGGTCGAACTCTTTGATTTTAGCGATGACGGGGCTGATTTCCTCTTCAGTGGGGTTCTCGACCCAAACTTCATCGTTCTGGTAGATACGGAGCTCCATCCGAATATCTTTCGGGTGGTATCCGTACTCCAGACAGAACAGAGCGGCATAAATATAGAGCTGCTCCATATGTGCAGGAACAGCTCCGGTTTTTAAGTCGTGGATGCGAAGGAACCCATCGTTGAACGAAATGGCATCCGCAGTTCCATAGCAGTTGTCGCTGTAATACAGCACCTGCTCGGTATCCATGCGGAAACCAATGGCATCGTTCACGTAGGTATTAAGGGTTTTCTTGTTCTTCGGCAGTTTTTGCTTCAGATCAATGCACTCTGCTGCAAATGCGTGCAGCCGTGTTCCCCGTTCCTTCGCCTGGTAATTGAGAACTGCATTGGTCAATCTATCTGCGTCATAGTTCAACCAATGGTAGTTACTTGCTCCGAGGAGGGCATGTTTCCCCGTGAGTCTCGAATGATCTCGCCAGTTCATTAAGAACTTCCTCCTTGTTTTCGGGATAGATAAAGGCCGCAAAACTCATCTCATCCATCTGCTGAACGTAATAGTCCTGATTTGGACGATGAGATGCACTCGCTGACTTCTTGCCCTCCAATGCGCCCCATGTTGTGCCGTAGAGAACCAAGAGATCGGGGATTCCCTGAATCTCGTTTGGGTCAAGATGGACAACCATGCAGCCGGGAAAGCGTTCTTTCAGCTCCCTTATCAATCCTGTCTTGAATTTGTTTTCGAGCATGATACAACCTCCAAAAATAAGAGGAATAGTGCATCCTGAGACGCATTCTATTCCCCCATAAAAGGGGATGTTTTTCTCGCGTGAGTTTTTAGGAAAAAATGTAAATTTTTAGGAATTTTCAGAGCAAAAGAAAAAGCCCCTGCGTTTTTCGCGCAGAGGCAATGCCGTGGCTATATTAAATTAGGTGAAAGAAATCAATCTCGTATCCCGGTGCACCAGCAAGGAAAGCTCGACTACCATCGTCATCTTCCATATACTTGTACTCTCCGTAGTCTTCATCCGGCTCAAGGTTAGAGGTCATGTAATCATCCGGATTGATACTTCTGGAAACATCTTCCGATTCGAGGTGTGCCCCACATTTAGGGCAGTCCCATTCGAGTTCACGAGTTTCCACCATCGGCTCACCACAAACACAAATCGGACGTTTCGTATGAACCTCTGCAAATTTATTTGCAAAGCATTCAACTTCATTTCCATATTGGTCAGTTGTGATCCAATGTTCAATACCGTACTTATCCATAACTTTTCACCTCATATATGTTAGGAGTGCTACGTTCGTACACGGTGCTTTAAGAATACACTATTTGGCGCTCTTTTGCAAGGTGGAAATGGGTAAAAACTCGCTGTGGCCAAAAACCCGTTTTTTATCCTCTATTACTATATATATTTTTTCATTTTTTTAAGTAAGTTAAAGAAAAAAGTGGGTTTTTGGCCAAATGGCATATTTTTAACGTAAATACGTTAAATTTTGTGGCCATTTTTATAAAATTTTTTGGCCACAAAGTGGGTTTTTGGCCACAAAAATGGCACTTTTTTGACGTTTTCTCGAAAAATCCCAAAAATTGCGAAAAATAAAATGGGCAGAAATGGGCATCAAGCGATACCTAAGCCCATGCAAATTATATACGCTATGACCAAAATCACAATGACGATTCCAAGCCACTTGAAATAAGTAGCAGCAGTTTTGTTAGCGTCTTCGGTTCGCCATCTCTCCTGCTCCATCTTCTTAAGCTCAAGTTCCTTCGCATCCTTGGACTCTTGGATCCGTGCTTCATCCACAAACCGGTGCGTCTCCTGATAGTCATCGAGCCGAACCTTCGTCCCGCAGAACTCACAGAACATGAAATCTCGGTTGCCATCCTTCACCGTAAGATCCGCACCACAGCCAGGGCATTTTACCGTCCGTGCCATAAAAGCACCTCCTATTCGTCATGTATTTAGGATATCATGTGCTCTGCCCATAGTCAAGTAAATCAGGGCGGCCTCACCCAAATAACATTTTTATCCAGTTTCATACCTTAATCCTCAATCTAAAACATCACATTCTCCGGTGAGATGATCGTATCGCACTTCTTACCTTTGAACCGAAACCTAACAAACTGGTTCGTCAAACCGGAAATTTTCTCAACCAGCCCGTATTCACCACTAAAATTAGCCACGATCTTAGCCCATACTCTCCCCTGCTTGGCCAGTTCGTTAAATTCACCCGCGGTCATTACCCACATTCACCTCCGTCATCAAACTTCTTCCCGCCGCATACAAGAATTTCTTCAGCGACAGCACCTTAATATCGTACGTACTCTTCAAATTCTCCAGCTCAATATTAACCCCACCAGAGCGATACTCCGCCATATCCAATGCATACCGCATCCGGCGATCCGCAACACCAGGGCTGCAATTGAACTTATCTGCCAGTGATGCCTCGATATCCCTCATGGACATAAATCGGTGCGAGTTCAAGTCATCGACGACCATCTCCACAGCCTCGCCCATCAGCTCCCCGCCGAAGGTCAGCATGGGAACTTTCAACTTAGCGAGAAAATCATACGTTCTTTGCTGCATTTCTTATCACCGCATCCTTTCCCACTTAGGTTTTCATAATAGCATTTGCTGCATGAACCAGATATGTGGTACCGTCAATCGTGATTTGCAGCTGATCGCCTTCGTAGTCAGTCCAGTTGTCCACTTTACCTTGAACAATAGTTCCATCGGGCAACTTAATCTGTGCCCAGGAATAGGTAAATGTCGTATCAAACACCCTATAGTTTCCACAACTGCATAACCCGAGGCAGCCAACGAGCATCATCATACATGCAACGACGCAAATAATACGATTTTTCATAGGTAATCACCTCAACCAGATATCATGTAAATCAAAAGCAAGAACCATCCTGTATATCTGATGATTCTCTGTCTTTCTTTACCGATGTTCTCAGCAAAAGACATTCCAATTGCGATAGCTTGCAAAATAATGCTTGCGAGCAGCACAATTCGCATCACTTCATCATACTTCCTTTCCGTGTCTGGTCATCCGCAGGCCAGTACGTGTAAATATCATCGAACACCACCGGGATCTTCTTCTGGAGTTCCATCAGCAGCGGGCACATGAGCTCCCGCATCTGAGGATGGGCCGCCACAGGAGTACGCAGCTTGAAGATGTTGCGCCACTCACGGTAGTTGGCCGTCACCACGATCTCGGTCTTCAGGCACAGCGGCAGCACACAGCGAGCCTGCTCGGGGCGCATACCGTTAGCGATCATAAGCTTGTAGTCCTTTTCGGCATAAGTCATGGCTTCAAGGAACGAACTCTTGATCGTAACCTCGCTATCGTTCAGTTCACAATACTGCTCGCCACGAATATAAGAAGGCCAGATAAACGTCAACTCCCCGCCAAACTTCTCCTTCGAGTAGTTGCAGTACCGGGTGCTCTCCTGCGCAAAGCTCGCAATACGGTGCCGCACCAGCTCGTTAGCCACGCCACGGTCACAGGTAAACAGCACGGACAGCTGCGAATGCTCCAGCATAGCCTCATGCCCCTGCTTCACCAGAAAGCCCACCAGTTTCTTTGCCGACTCACCATCTGGCGTGATCTTGTCCTCGCTCTTGTAGCAGACCCGGGCCACCCGCTCGATCTGCTGGAGCTCCTTAATGCCTCCCTCAGAAATATCAGTGAGGATTTCGTACTTAGGTTCAACGATTTTCATAATTAAATCTCCTTTTCATCAGTGAATCAATGATTTCAAGCTGCCGCAGGCTCTTTCCATTACCTCTTTGGGCCACCATGCTGATGCCAATATCCTCGATCGGGATAATGTATCCGAGATGAGCCAGTTGCTTATGGTCGCAAGTTTCCACCTTCGGACACTTCTGGCATTTAGGTGCAAGTATCGTAAGTGCTCCGAAGTCGTTGTTCATGTTGTCCACTCCGATATCATTTTGCACTCCCAATCCCCACAGATATCACCCGAAGCATGTTTCTTTGCAAACGCCATGCCCTTCTTGATGGCCTCCTGCTTATTCTCTGCTTTGACTTCAAAAGCCTGATGTCCACCACCATTGTCGGTACATTCAAACCAAAATGTGTACTTCATATATCAGCCAGCCTTTCTCTATCAGGATCTCGCAAAATAGAATCCCAGTCTCTAATAAGTTTCCGTAAGCCATGATCATCGGCTATTGGGTTCATCGTTTCTTCATCATATTGCACTATGGCACTGCCTGCTTTATCGCATCCAAATCCGCAATTCCGACACTGAATCTTATACTTGATTTCCAGGCTTGTCCCAGTGGTCGCTGTTCCGTATACAGTTAGCCTCACTTTTGAATAGCATACCGGACAACATCTCATATAAAATCCTCCAAAATCGAGTTAAGCAGAATCTCCAGCACCCGGTTTATGCCCGCCACCACTCGATATGGCCACGGTTCTTTCGGTTTCACCCGGGCAGGGTTATCAGACTTTCTCAGCGCACCATAAAGCCACCTGTCGAACTGCCCAAGTGAAATATCATTCTCCATGCACCATTCACGGGCATCTGCGTAGCTAATGTCACCATTCATGCAAAGCTCGACCACATCACGCAACGTAGCATTCGGCTTGATCAGGATATCTTTTTGAAGCTCGTAATCCTCAAAATACAAGTCTTCGCGTGACCCGTCAGCCCTGTGAATAACTTGCGCAAAGGGTTTGCCATCCGCATAAAGCGTCGTAATATCCTCATCAATGTTGATTCGAGGACAGTCGTACCTCCATATGGCCTCAACAACTTCTTCATAGTCAATCATATCGCACCTCACAGCAGAATCCGGAACAAAATGAACCAGATCACCTTCAGCGTGAACACAATAATGATCAGCCATGCGCAAATAACCAGCGTTGCCGCCAGAATATGACCCAGCATATGGCCGATCTTCTCCCAAACATCATTCATCCTTATCAACCCTTTCGAGACCTGTAAAATATCCAATGCCAATATGGCCACCATCGCAATAATGAATTGGGCGGAACGCCATCAGACTGGCCAGATGGTTCTTCGCATCTTCGAGATTACAGTAGGGATGCCCATCGTTAAATTCCTGCTCGCAAAATCGGCACTTGTAAGTCGGATAATAAAACGTCTTCACCCCGCACACCTCCTCGCCGCATCCAGACGGCTCTCCGCAGCGTTCAGCTCGAAGATAGCAGCCGTGATAAACTCCGGATCGCAGTTCTCAAAGTGGTTCCGGGCCACCTCAAGATCCCGCATGGCATCTTTCAGCGTGTTGACTGTCGAAACCATCGGTTCTGTCCAGAGTATCTTTTTGACGAAATCAACGATTTTGCGCAGCATTTCTACACCTCCACATCTTCATAACCTGTCGAGCCGTGAGCCAGCCCTCAACATCATCATGGCTAAGTAGCTGTGAGCCCATCACCTCGATAAGCCCTTGCTCAGCTCCATAACTTCCAGAGAGACTAAAAGTTCCATGAAAACAAATAGCATCCCACATACGCTGACCTTCCGAGTTATACACGACAATTTGCTCGTTGTAACCGCAGAGGTACTTCGGGTCATACGTATGCGGAACCTTAGCGTGCTTCAGCAGAATATCCAGCTTCTGCATCTCGGCCATGCGATTCCAAACCCTGAGTTTCCAGGTTTTCTTAGACATGTTTCTCATTTCTGCATTTCCTTTCGTCGGCCTCCACGGTCTTTGCAATTTTATGCTGAATATAAAGCACACAGCCAGCCTGACTATCACACCCGAATGAAGCCAATAGTCCAGCAATAGCATTCAAAGAGTTCAAATCCTCTTCAGCAAATATCATTTAGCGTTCACCGTTCCTCCTGGTACTCTACAATTTTGGTCACTTCACTCTGAACCCGGCGTAAGAAATCACACGTACCCAAGCAACCGCATTCCCTCAATGCCTTAGCGATATCGCCTAAACTATCCATGTCGGTTCTTGTGAGATTAACTTGAGGAATAACTTCAATATTCTCCTCTGTGATAAATGGGGTGTAGTCTCCACAATGGCAACATTTGATGTTCATACGTTGCATACAAGCATCTCCTTCAATAATAAAAATAAAGAGCCGCAGATTTCTCCACGGCTCCATAATGAAGTCAGTCCAATACCCTCATATCATCGAGAATATCACTCAGTCTTTCACCATTTTTCTTTCTCTTATCGATTTCCAGCCATTCTTCGTTCGTCAGTTCTCGACGCAATTTCCAGTAATGTCCCAAACTTCTGTCGTAGCAGTACAAATCCTTCAGATTCTGCTCCTTGGCCAGTGCCGCGTGCTTTGACAGCATTTTTGCTCCTGCTGCAATTCCGCCCACAACAACCGGACCATAAGTAATAATCTGCTCTTTGTGCTCATAACACCAAGTCTGTGCTTTTACCTTTTTGTCCTGGAACCACTCCCGAATTTGAGCTTTCTTTCGTGCTCTTTCGAGTTCTTCCATAGTGTAAACCTTTGCCATAAATATTTCTCCTTTATAGTCAGTATTTGGATTTCTCCATAAAGGAGCCCGTTATTTTCGCGTCTTCTCCTCAAACTTCAGAGGCTTAACCGTACCCTCCCGCGCACACTCCGTCAGGCACTCATTGCAGGGTTCATCCGTCTCCAGCACCTTGAAGCTCTTGCACTTCGGGCAGTAGGTCGCATAGTCCACTTCGCGCATCCAGTTATTCATCAGGTTTCACCTCCGAAATAAAAGTGTCCTTTCCGCAGCGAGGGCAACGTGCCAGAACCTCACCGTTATGGATTGTGCACTCCTTCATGCTGTTCCAGTTAGATGTAGGAATCCCAAAATGAGCATTACAGCCACCGCATTCAACAGCAACGAGCTTTTCGTCAGGATTTGCATACCCATCAAGGTCACCAATGTATTTGTGTTCCTCGTTTGCTTTACAGAATAGGCACCTCACAACCTTGTGGTCGATAGGAGCTCCGTCTGCATTATATGACCATACCTCAGGCGCAACCGGATGGCGCTTCATGCAATTGGTGCACTCGACAGATATCCAGGGACGTTTTTTCTCAGCCTTCTCCTGCTTAACGGAGAACCTATCATCCAGCTCCGGGTGCGTCTCCCGCTGGTTCAGTGCCCAGAGCAGGTTCCAACAGGCAGCTCGCAGGTGGTCCTCGTCGTCCATTCCGACCATGTACTTTGCAAGGTGCCGAGAAGCGCTGTCCAGCAGCGAATGCAGCGGAATACCCTTGTCTACGTTGTGCTCACCGTACTTCAAGGCACCTTCCTCACAGTGCTTGCTGACTTCCATGATGCCATACCAAGGCAGAAGGTCCATCCGCCCTTTTCCTGCATGCATATCGCGCTTGGCACCGGTTTCGAACTCCGTGCGGTCGCCAGAGTCTTTAATCATTTGTTTTACCCTCCAATATTGGACTAACCATGTCCTGTGTTACAAACGAGAAATCGTCATCTTCTACTTCTAAATTCCACATGTTGATGATCAGAAGCAATGCCGCGTCATCATCGAAAAGACGTGCAAGTTTATCTTCTCCCATTTTCTTGAGTCTGAAAGCAATTTGCTTGCTCTGCCTTGCGAAATGACATATTGGATGGAAGAACTGTTCAGGACTTTTTATTGTTTGTCGAGCCTTTCTGCGGTTCACCGATCCTATGACCACATATTTAACCTTATCATCCAGCAAATATCCGAAGATTGTACCATCATGCCGAACCTCGATATGATGCCAAATTGCAGACAATGGACTTTCAGGATTCGGAGTATACACTAATGTATCCTGCGTAACTCCCAACTTTTTCTTAAAGTGGTTACTTAAAAGAATCTTGTTAATCTTTTTCCGAGTCTTTTTCGATATGTTTCTCATCAGTGAACCTCCTCATTCTCCATAAAATTTCCTCTCATTAAACGCCTTCTTCGAGTTCAGGGCTCTCGAAATTGCCAAATCAATACCGCTCCTACTCTTCAGATGGTAGTAGTACAGATCCTTGTACGGTGTATTCAGTCGGTCGATACGCCCCGAGGCCTGCTCCATGATCTTATATGAGTAGTTCTGGCTGTAAAATATAATGGTGTCCGTCTTGATGCAGTTCCAGCCTTCAGCACCGGCATTGTACTGCACCAGATACACCCACCTGTCGCCTTCAGGAAGCGGCTGATGCTTGTGCCCGTTCCATTGTGCAACTTCGGTGTCCTTGCCATAGTCCAGACCCATCAGAATATCAAGCTCATAATCGAAATTATAGAAGATAATGACCCTAGGTCTGCCCTTACAAATATCCAGCACTTTTTCTTGTCGGCTTGCATCAGCGTTTACCAACTTCCGCAGCAGATAGCAGAACTCGCTGGCGGTCTCGATTGGCTTGTTCTCCCAGAGGTTCCACCGGTTCTTGCAGATCGACAGATACTTCACCTTGTCGTAATCCACAAATACATTCTCATGGTGCGAGACAGTCGGCCGCTCGAAGTCCATGTCAACCAAAATCCGTTCCCTCAGCCGTACCAAGCGCTGAGTATTCAGATACCGATCGATCTTCGGGTACTTCGTGCAGAATTGGCTGTATACCACATGCTGGTTGTTGAAGTCTGTCCGGTTTCGATAGAACCCATTGGCGATGAACACCGGGATATAATCCGTCCAGCAGTCCCCGGGGGTGGCGCTGAGCAGAATCCACTCGTTATTTTGCGTAATTTTGTAGAAAGATTTCACCCATGCGCCCTTTCCAACGACTCGCTGCTCGTCAAATATAAAGAACGCATTCTTTACGCCAACGTACTTTCCGATATTGTTCCAGGAATCCACCACGACCCTGTGCTCGTAAATATCATGCTCTGGATCTGTAGACATGTAGAAATGGGCCAGTTCTTCGTCCCACTCTCCCGTATCCCGTTTCCGGGCAGTCGTGATGATGTAAAGATCCGGGGGCTCTGTCATGCGTACATAATTCTCCGTGTTCACCTCCCCATCGTAAAGTTTGTAATAGAACGCCAAACTCGTTCTCGATTTTCCGCTTCCTACGCCTCCGCATAAGATGCAGCCGATTTTCATACGGTTGATCGCATCCAATTGGTAGTCGTAGAGCGTTACACCTGCCATCAGGTCGCTCACCTCATTTCCAACGTCATATAAATGTCACTTTTCTTGCAGTGATTCTCGTAGGCCAGAAGCGAGATCGTCGCCTCTTCCTCATCTTCGCCCTCCCCTCTGACGGTATAAGCAAAGAGCTCTTTCCGGTGCTTTCTGAACACCTTCCAGAGCTCTTTTTTCTTAGTAAAGTCCGTGCTTTTTGCAGTAGGACGCATATTGCAAGCCCTCCTTGTCTGCTTCGCGCATGATTTCTGACAGTGTGAGCTTTTTAGGCTTTTCTTCCGTCTTTGACATGTTACGCGGTACGGTGTCTCGACATTTATCGCAGTACAATCTCTTTGACGGAACCTGATACATCATAGCGCCGCATTTTTTGCAAGCCTTATCTACTCTGCGAAGTCCACCCATAAATATCACGCCTCCTCAAAATGGCAGAAGTCCGTGTAGTAAACCAGGTCGTAATCCAGCGGATGGTTGTTCCAGTCGTAGTTCTGCTCGTAATCAGCAACCTCATCACGCTCGTCGAGTTCGCGGCAAATGTCATCGTTGTGCTCATAGAACCATTCCAGCGGAAGGCCGAACTTGTCGCACAGTTCCGGAATATCAAAGGCCCAGCAGCCGTAGTTGGTGTTCTGTGTACCCTCCGAAACCATGTAATCGACAATCTCTTTTACTTTTTCTCTGCTCATAATCCTTACTCCTTCTGTTGTTCAAATATCAGGCTCTCTGGCCCGGTTGTGAGTCATGCGGGAATCGAACCCACCGTACAGCCCATGCTAATGACTCAAATAAAAGAGCCCCCGATTTCTCCAGGGCTCTCATGTGCTTATTCTTCAGGTGTACAATAATCAACGTCGAGATGCGCTTTGCCTTCGCTATCCGTGTAGGTGACGAACTTTCTCGGCTGATGGAACATCTTCTCGTACTTCTCGACGAACTCCGGCAAAAGCTCACCGAAATCATCCTCCGTGAGGCCTACAATCAGGAATGTTCCAACGATAATATCAATGGGGATGCCATAAGGGCCGTCGAGCGTCCGGTTGAGTTTCTCCATGCAATCATCATGCAGCTTTCCTTCTTCGTTGCAAATCAATGCCACCTCATCGTCCCACGGGTAAATAGCCTGAATCGGGCCTTCCACCTCTTTCTGGAGCGATTCCAGAGAGCAGTCAATGTCGATCACTTCAGGGTAATGCTTTGGGCGAACCCTCAGAACTTTCATACTGTCAACCTCCCAAATTGCACATCAAAAATATAAATCGAGCTGTTTCCTTAGAGCCGCCATTTGCGACGTGGGCACTCACCGACTGGGCATTCGACCAGGGACTGACCCCGGCACTCGAAAAATATCAATGATCAATAATAGCTGTTGTACTTCCGGTTGGCTTTTGCACGAGCCTCCGTAACATCAGGGGCTACGAAACCAAAGTTGATCACGTAGCTCGGGATATTGTACGAACGGGCAACCAGGTTTTCGATCGCACAGCCACGGAACGCCTTCTCCTCATCGTAGATCCCGATAAAGTAGTCTGCATCCGCCATCTTCTTGATGCTCTCACCAAGGTACCAGACTGCCTTATTCGCGTCAGCCGGAGGATCGTCAGAAATATAAGTCTGGATCACCTCCAGCTCCTCGCCAAACACAGCCTCAGCAATATGGTGCATCTGTTCCATGGTTGCTCGGATCTGTGCTTCAGTGCGGCCTTTCATCGGTGCGCTGATAAACAGTTTCTTCATATGCTTCACCTCAGAACGGAATTTTGGTGTGGTCGCTCGGCTCTGCCATGTCTGCTTCAGGAGCTGCAAACCGGGCATAGCGCTCTGCATACGGATCAGCATCCGCATCCTGCTCAACATACATCACATCCGCATACAGGCTGTACTCGCCGGGTGCATTCCGCTTCTCGACAAGGTTTGCCTGGAGACAGACGTTCTTGACCCGGATAAAGTCCAGCTGGCTGATCATGTCCATGTTGCAGAGCAGGCGCTTGCCGGAGGTGGTGACCCAGTAGATATGCGGGGGCCACTTGGAATCCATGTTGATCGTCACCGGCACGAAGTAGGTCGGAACGAACGGCTCGTCGTAGGTACGCTCAGGATTCGGATTGGTCTGACGAACCTTCACGCCGAGGTCCATGAGGTGATTCACCAGCTCCATGGTCGGGATCACCACGTTGACGCGGCGCTTGTCCGAGCCAAAGCGATCACGGCTGGGATCACCGCTGAAGTTGGTGGTAAAGATGAAACGGGTATCGTCGATATTGACTTTCTGGCGCTTGGTGTACATAAATATCAGTCTCCTTTTTACTTGTTGATTTCATTTTCCAGAATTTTCAGATCTGCCACGAGTGCTGTCAGGTGGAGAAGTGTACCAGACTGATTGTTGCTCATGGCAGCGCTGAGGAACTTCTCAAAATCCTTATTTGCCTCAGAACTGTACTTTTTCAGCACATCCAGATCGACAGCTTTTCCGGCAGCAGGCTTCCCGGGATACTTCTTCCCGCTCTTCTCAACCCAATTCTGGATCTCCTTGTAATAGCTGCCCTTGTTACCACCGCAACGCTTTGCAATTGCCATGGCCAGCCCCTTCTCCGGGTCGAAAACATCCTTCTCGCTGCACTTCACAACGGTCTTGGAACCATCCGACCAGTAAACGATCGTGGCCGGAGGAGCAAAGATAACGTTCTTGATAGCTGCTGTGTTCGTAGCAGAATCCGTCTTCTTACCCTCACACCGAGGATAGAGCGCGCCAGAACGGATACGCCAATTGCCGTCTCGATCAGCGGTCAGATCACACGGGCCAAATACGAGTTCGTGACCAGTGGAAAGAATCACCTTCATCAGGTCGTCGTGCAGATCCTTCTCAACGGTTCTGATATAGCCAATCAGCTGTCCTTTGGAATCGTACAGTTTGTTCGTCATAAAATATCACCTCACGTCAAAATTTCTTGCTGCTTCTTCCTGCGCATCGCTCCAGGGAAGATCCGGTGCTGTCCAGGGAGCAACACCGTCGTCGCCAACGAACCAGTTGAAGTCGCCGTACTTGGAGATCTCCTCAACTGCCTCATCGACTTCCCGGTTGAAATATCTTTTGTCGATATCTTCCTGCATCTGAAGCTGATAGACCGCCTCGCTTTCCAGCCAGCGGTAATCCTTTGCTCCGGTCACAGAAGCATATTTCCGTTCGCCGGTATCCGTCAGGCCCGCTTCCCGCAGCAGCAGAGCGCCGCCCTTTCCCGGCATGATCGGGCAGAACTGTCCCACGCGTCCCACAAAGATATAATTATGTTCGCCTTCAGGCAGATCCTCGTTCTTGTCGAGATAGATAGCACCCTTGGAAACGGTCTTTGTCTCACAGAGGTCAGTGAACTCGATCTTCTCCTTGGAGAACAGGGTCTTGAACACATACGGCACCTGGAACTGGGTGCCCGTCGCCGTCCATTCGCCGCCTTCGTCCTTGCAGTCACCCGGGGTATAGCCGTAAAGCTCCTCACAGCGGTCCGCAGTCATGTATTTCGCAATATAAACGGCATTGTTCACCAGACACATCCGCTCGTAGGTTGCCTCATGCTCGAACGTGTAGCCGTACTTTTTTGCAAAATCCATGCAGTACGCAATGATTTCCGGGGTCGCATCAGGGATCTTGATCGAATCCGTTTTGATGTGCGCCACCTTAAAGCCGCGCTGCTGCACTTCATCCTGCAAAGTGCGCATAAATAAAGCCCCTCGAAGCGCCACAATGTTGTTGACATTCTTGGGGTTGCGGAATGGGTTGTCGAAGCTTGCACTGGTCAACCCGTAAACCGAGTTGATGGCGATCTTCAACGCCTGCGCCAAAGCCTTTGCCTGCTGCGGATCATCGAGGTACTTTGCCAGTTTGCCGCCAAAGAGCCCCTTTGCCTTCTCGTACTCGCCGTGCTTGACGTAGATTCGTACATCCATCAGGTCGTTGAAATGCTTGGTGTACTCACCAAAGTAGTTCATGGCAACAGCCGAATGCGGATGCAGCGACGCAACATCAAGCAGAGCTACGTTCGTGTACATCCCGGGCTCAGCGTAGACATAACCACCCATGCCCAGGTCTGTGCCCCGGAACATGTTGTGGTATTTGCCGTCCTCGCCCTTGGCCCACTCGTAACCGGGAAAGGCATTGATGATGTTGCAGTCGGTCAAAATATCAGGCTCGACTTCCACGATTGCATCGGATTTTCCCGTAGCAAGGTCGGTGTAGACCAGCCGGGGGTGCTTTTCCTTGCCGAAAATAATGCGTGTTGTCAGCGAGTTTGTCGTGTCGTTCACCGTCATCCCGGCAAGGTCTGCCAGAATCTCACGTGCCACAAAGTCTGCCTGACGCTTTTTCGAGTAGAACAGGGTCTCGGTCGCGATCACATCGTTGTCGCAATATTCGGCCACCTTGTCCCACAGGCTCTTCGGCACCGGCTGATCCCAAGGAAGCCCCAGCTCCTGATGGTGGATGCCCAACTCGATCTCAAACTTCTTCAGGCTCTGTTTTTTCGACGAGAAGTCGTAAATATCAGTGTAGGACAGGTTGTACGCCTCACCAAAGAAGCCCGTGTGTTCGTTAATGATCCGGTTGGACAGCGCATAGATCTGCTCCACCGACATTCCGATCATGCGGGCCCAGAGGATATGGTTGTCGTACTTGCGGTTGTTGAAGCCGACCAGCCGATACTTTGTCAGGCTCTCGATCTCCTCCGGCGTAGGATTTACCATGCGGTGTACAGGCTCCTGCTTGGCAAACTTCCAGTTCACGAGCAGCAGATTCGGGAACACCTCCACGTCGAAAAATATCAATGGCGTTTCCTCCCCCACAGGGGCCTCCCGCTGAATGTCATCCTTCGACTTGAAATGCATCTTCGCCACGATCTTCAGGCAGGTGTCCGCCTGGTTCGTGCTGCTGGCGGCAAAGCCCAGGATCGCATTCCGCATGTCGTCCACGTTGTAAACGACATTGCCCTCATAGGCTTCGTCCATGATGTGCGCAATAAAGTCAATGCTGGGCTTCGTATAGGGGCTGATCTCTTTGGCAAGGGCTTTCTTGATGAGGATACGCAGGTGCCGCTCATCCTGGATCTGCTTTGTATCAACCATTTTCGTTTCTCCCTTCAGTGGCAGGCCGCTGCTGATGGTCGCAACCGGAATATCATTGCATTTCGACAGTTTTCTCCGCAGAGAGGACTTCCCCGTGAACACCTTGACCTCGATGTTCTCGTCGTAGATCCTGCTCAGCTTCGTTGCATCGCCGGTGTAAATATAATGCAGGTGGATTCCCGCACCAGATTTGCTCAGCTCCGCATAGGTCTGAGGCCATTTGGAGGCAGCTTCCAGGTTGCGCTCGAAGCTCTTTTTTCCATCCGGCCCGGGAATATCAAAGTCGATGACAATGTGATTCTCCGGAACTTTCACGTAGTGCAGTCTCGAAGCATCCAGTTCGGCCAATTTTGACTTGACATTCTCCCATTTTCGCATCGGAATGCCATCGTCTGTCGCATACTGTGCAGGGCAGTCCTTGCAAATATCATTGAAGAGAGAATGCTGCTCCTTGAACTCGATCCATGACGTTTCCGGCTCGGCAGTGGGGTCTTCTGCCTTCACAGGTTCGTCAAGGAATTCTTTGAATTTCTCCGCTTTGAAGCCGCTGTAGTAGCTCCGCACCCGCTCGCCATTCACGGTCTCCGCGCGTTCCTTGTACTCCTCGAAGTAGTTCATCAGCTCTTCCCGGAATGCACGGCGCGAGTATGGGTACGCTACCTTTGCCTCGTCATTGTAGGTGTTGTACATCGCCCAGGCCCGCTTCAGGGATACACCGTCCTCCTTCTTGAAAATATAAAAGGAATCCAGCATGAAGTTATAAAAGTCGTTCGATGCACCCAGCATACGGGTCGGAATATAATCATCGTAGAGATGTTTGTTCTGCTCGTATACTTCCTTGCAGTGCCATGCGATGCCCCCCAGCTCAAAGTCCACCTTCGCTACAAGGTCACGGTACTTTTTTGCAGGGATCTTTTCACCGGTAGGTTCCACATCGATCAGTCGTCGGATCAGGCCCGATTTTGCATCCGTGATCTTAACGGGCTTGTTGGTGCCCAGAAACATGAAACACTTGAACTGGCTGGAATACTGGCTGCGGAACTTCTCATTCACCAGCATGGTCTCGTGGGATACCAGCGAGTTCAGCCGGGTGTTGTCCTCGATGCGGGAAAGGTCACCGTCGTGCTGGATCGCGATCAGCGGGTTCGATTTGAACGCCTCCAGCGCAAACGCGTTGGACGATGACCCCAGCACCTTAGAGTCGAACACCGACCAGTACCCATCGAAAAGTTTCTGGACGATGTTCAACACGGTCGATTTGCCGCTGCCGGGTGGACCATAGAGCACGAGGAACTTCTGAATCTTGCGGGAATCGCCGTTCACGATCGCGCCAACCGCCCATTCAATCTTCTTTCGCTCCTCGGGAGAATATAAGGTGGTCATCAGCTCGTCGTAGGCGCTGATGTTCCCCTCCTCCAGAAGATACGGCAGCCGCTTCGACGCATAGCTTTCCTTCTTGACCGGGGTGTTCGCAAATATCAATGTATCGTCAAGGGTGTGGTAGTTGTCCCGCATCTGACGCTGACAGTATTTGTGCCAGTTGTCGATCATCCCGCTCTCCGCGTCCCACATGTGCAGAACACGGTAGCTGTCATTGAAGACCTGCTTGTGTTCCTCCGCGTAAATATCCAGAGCGCGGTCGATCATCTGGAGCGCATCCTGTTCGTCCGTGCTCCAAAGCCCCCGCTCTTCCATCCAGACCGCGTAAAAATCAGAACCCCGGATCATCAGGTCTTTCGACTTCTTGATGATGAATTTGGGATAAATTTCGATTGTCCCGCGTTTTCCCGTCCGCGTTGCAATCATCAGGAAATCAATCATTTGTAACTGACTTCCTCCTTTCTCCGAGGTTTTTATACGTCTTTCTCTTTCTGGAGGGTCATCTGGGCCAGCGCTGCCTCTGCCTCGCGGGCACGCTCATCGGCTTCCTTGCGCTGCTTTTCCGCCTCGTTCACCATCTTGCAGGAAACAAAGCCGAACCACAGCAGACCAGCGATGAGAATGTTCTTCCGGATGCACTTGCCCTTCATGCGGCGGATGGTGTGATTGGCCACCTCCAGTGCAGCCTTGCTGTTGCTCAGGTCGATCAAAATATCAGTCAGTTCCATTGTCAATTTTCCTCCAGTAATTCGGGTCAGCAAGAATCAGCCGACCAATGTTATTCTCGTCTCGACACGCCGTGATTCGCAGCATCACATGGGAATCGTCGAGTATCTTCTCAACAAATCCTTCCATAGGGATGCAGATTTTTGATTCATATGTCATCAAAACTCATTCTCATTCAGCCAGCTCATCAACTGGTACCAAATATCAATGGTACGCATGTCGATGGACGTACGGGTAATCGTAAAGAGACCACCAGCCCCGTTCGGCTGGTAGTCCCGATCCATAAACCGGGCCAGGATCGGTTCCGCGCGCTCTTCGCTGAAACGGGTGTCGTCCATGGCAGCCAGGCCCAGACTGACGACCATGCTCCAGAACCACTGCCCCACACGGTTGCCCATGCTGCGGTCTTCCATGATGTGCTCCTCGATGCGAATCGCCAGCGCCACCATCATCTCCAGCATAGAGCAGGGTACACCCTGAAATACCGCATCGATCTTTCCGTACGGAATATTATTCTCCGATGCAAAGCGGTACCGCAGGTTGATGCCGTCCGTTGCCCGGCAGACATCCATTTCGCACGCCGGAATATAATCCCGGTTAAAAAGATACATCAGCAAGCGGTGAAAGCTGAGGTTCCGGGGTTCCCATTCGCCGCAGACGATCTTGTAGAGCCAGTCATAATACTGCTCCGTCTCCCTCATAAAGTTCATTCATCCTCCTCATCGTCGTGGTTGCCGGGCCAGTTCTCCCGAACCCTGAGAATCTCATAGTCCTTGTGGTAGTTGTGGTTGCGGACATGAACAGCGCTCAGTGCAAACTCGCCCGTGCGGTTCAGCGCATCGTTGCCGATGATCTTCGGAATATCATCTTCGTCCACGGGCTGATCCTCCGTATCGAACACCAGCGTTCCGTCCGCATAGTAAGTCAGAAAGGAAGTCTCGTAGTCGTCCAGCTCACCAAACTGATCCGGCTCAATGACTTCGATGGCCTCATGTGCCACCACATCTTCCGGGTCAGATTCGGTACGGTACTTCCCGGCCAGCTGTTCAAAGCTCTTCTGGGTCGCCCTTTCCTCGATGGTCTTGTCCATATCGGCTTCCTTCTGCCGCAGATTCTCACGCTCGGCCTCGTACTTTTTGCCGTAATAGGTCTCGTATTTCTTCTCGAAAACGGTGTGCATCACAAGGGCACCTGCCCCAAAGCCTGCTGCAAAGAGCAGAATATCACGCACGGTCTTGTTCATTGTCGATGTCTCCTTTGATCGTCATCATGGTAAACGCCAATCCGCCAAAGAAAAGGGAGACACTCATCAGAATGCCTCCCACCATGTGGCGCTTGCGTTTGGTATCGGTCAGATAGTCCAGAAACAGGAAAGTGCTTTCCAAAGTTTCCATCGTTCCACCTCACTCAGAAAGAACCGCCAGACCAGAGACGAAGCAGACTCCGGCCATGGCAGCAAACAGGTAAGACAGTCTCTTAACGAATCTGGTCATAGCGTATTCCTCCAAAATATCAGTCTCAGATCTTGTCGATGATGGGCCCGTCACAGTTGAACCGCAGCATCACCGAGCGCTCCCCGCCGTTGATAAAGCTGTTCAGTGCCTCGTCGCCCTCGACGTAGTTGGTCACACCAAAATCTACGTGGCTCTGCCGGGTCGGATCGTTCGGATCATAGAGCCAGCCCACGATCTGGCCTTCCGGGGTCTTCATGGTCACACCTCCGTGGGTGCCCAGAGATGCCAGAACGTCATTCAGGAACAGATGCCCCTGGATGCGCAGACGCTTGTTTGCCGCCTGCTCCATCAGAAACAGATAGTTGCGGTTCAGCATGTTGTCAGGCTGCCAGGTGTCCACAGTCTCGTCAAAGATGCAGGTATAGGGGCTGGTGTGCTGCATGGCGATGTCTTTGTACTCCTTGATGGTCTCCTCCACGCCCTGCTCGTTGGTGCGCTTGCTCTCGAGCTCCACAGCTTTGATGTTGTGCTCCAGCTCCTCCTGTACACGGCTGCCAAAGCGGTCGGATACACGGCTCTTGTATTCCTCAAAGGCCTTGTCCAGCGCAATATAAGCCGCAGTCAGGCTCGCATTGCGCTTGGACATGATGTGGTGGGAACCGAACATGCAGCCCAGAGATACTGCGCCCAGGGTGACCGCAGGCGCATACACCTTTGCCAGCTTCAGGCCGGTCTGGACGTAGGTGGTCGTAATATCGCTCTTGTAATCCTTCTCGGTGTAGGTCTCGCCCTCGCTCAGCTGGACCGTGCCATCCTCGATCTGCTTCTTGGCCGTGTGGATGCTCTCAACCTGAGCATAGTGCTCGGTCATAATATCCTGCGCCTTGATGGTCGCCTTGCAGGCCAGCACGGTAGCGGTCACGCCACCAATGGCAGCGCCAACGATCATAATGGTGGGGCTTGCCTTCTTCAGCTTGTAGCCGCACTTGGATGCAGCACGGGTCATCGTTTCCACGATTTCGGTTTTGTCGATCTTTTTCAGGAACTTCATAAATATCAATCCTTTCTTATTGTTCAGCGCAGCGGTACAGGACGAGGCAGCATCAGGCGATATCCGCCCGGAATGCCCTTGATGAACGCCCCGTCAAGGTTGTACCAGCCGTAATTGTAATCGGTGCTCTCGTTGGAAACGCCCATCAGATCCCACAGGTCGCCCACAGAAACCTGACCGTACTGGCGAATCGCATCATACATCTGGGAAAGCGTGTCGTCTGCGTCCCCGCGGAACTCAAAGTCCAGGTTCTGCAAGCTGCGTCCTACGGCCCGGTTCGGATTTCCCTGCCGGTTTCCGGAGCCTCCCTGATAGTAGGTGTCGTAGCTGTTCCGCTGGGTGCGGGAGCCGGAGTAGTTGCTCGAAGAGCCGCGGGAACGGTCCTCGCCGAACAGTGCAATGCTGACCGCAGAGTTAAAAATACTCCACAGGCCGTTCTTCAGCATAGGCAGCAGATAGTCCACCACGATGCGGTTCTTTACGGTCTTGAGGTCCTCGGCCAGGAACTCGTTGGCGATCTTCTGGATATCGTTCTGCTCCTTGAGGGTCACTTTTCCCTTGACGACCTTCTGGAACTTCTTTTGGGGCTCTGCGGCAGGCTGCTGTCCGATGCTGCTCTTCGGCATGTTTACTTGTGCCATGTTGTTATCCTTTCAAAAACAAAAAAAGTAAGAGCCGCAGATTTCTCCACGGCTCTCGCCTTACCTAACATTACTTCTCTTCAGAAGTTTCCTCAACGTCCTCGTCAGGAACGTCCACCTGTGCAGAATCGACATTCTCGATCTTCCAGGGCTTCTGCCAGACGATCTTCTTGGTCTTCGGCTTCCCCTCGTCCTTGTTCTGCTTCTTGGCCTTGTGCTTCCGGTACAGTCCGTATCCCACGGCTGCAACCAGACCCACAGCACCAACAGCGAGACCAATGCCCGAGCCGTTGCTCGAAGTTTCCTCGTTATCGATCATCTGAACATTCTCCTCCGGAACGACCTCAACAGAAGTCTCGTTCTCCATAGTAGTTTCGTTCATGTTCGTCATTTCGTCCATTTTTGTTACCTCTTTCTTAAATATAAGTTTATAATGTCGGAGTATTACCTCCATAAAGGAAGCTGAATTTTTCGCGCCTGGTCAAATATCAATAACCGCCCAGCCACTTCGGAGGTGTGTGATACTCCAGCGTCAGACAGGGCATCCCGTCCTCGTCCAGCCGGGACGCATAGAAAATATCAACGTTAAGCCCCGAATCCGTGTCCCAGCCCAGCAGATCACCGTTGACGCAGTGGTCGATGCCCAGATAGTCGAACAGATCATTCTCGCTCACCCGGAAGTCACTGAGCAGCTGTTTGTTGACCCCATTAACGGCTTTTTCGATCATGGCCTTGGTCGTCCAGAAGTAGGTGTTGGTCAGGCTTTCCCAGCACTTCACCCGCTGGTCGTAGGAAACATCGGTCGTAACAAGGTTCTTGGCAGGCTGGATGGTTGCCGGTTCGGGGCACTTGGCCATCTTTTCCAGTGCAATGGTCTCCCGGATCTCCTGTTCCTTCTCGGGGCCGATGGCCTCCAGCACCTTGTCCTGATAGGTCTTGAGCGCGCTCTCAGAAAGGGTGCACGCCGCGGCCAGTGCAGCATTCCGCCGCTCGTCCACATGGACTGCACCAATGACGCAGCCCGCAGACAGCACCATGCTCAGCGCAGTCGGCACGTACACCGGGCCTGCCGTCTTGACAATGGTCTTCACGTCCAGCTTTTCCACGCCCAGCTCCTGCTTTTTCTCGTCCAGCAGGATCATAGCCTTGGGGGTGGCCGTCACAGCGAAATAGACCGCCGTAATGCTCCCCGTGATCGCCAGACCCCCAAGGATCTTGGATGCGTTCTTGCCTGCGCTCCTGCGCACTGCCTTTGCAAATGTTTTCAGGTTCATCTTCGTACCTCCAAAAATTTATAAAAAGAAAGAGCCTACGATTTCTCGTAAGCTCTCGCCTTTCAGATATGTCCGTGCTGCTTCAAATTCTCGAAGCGGATCTCTGTTTCCTTCTGATTGTCACGCTCCATCCGGATGCAGTCTCCAATGTACTCGCACAGCCGAATCGGCTGCATGAACAGATACACTGCGATCGCGATCAGCGTCCGCAGTCCGTTCAGTGCAGTGTACTTCAGCAGCTTCACCATTGCCTGGTCCAGAGTTGCATAATAATCATGGTTGTACATAAATATCAATCTCCTTTGTTTGTCAGTTTGGATATCTCTTCCATAAGGGAGACTGAAATTTTCGCGTTTACCGGTTCTTTTCTGCAAGCTGGCGCTGAACTTCCTCCCGCACCATGTCCTGCATTTCCTCTTCGCTGCGCTGCTCCTCGATCAGGTCGTGGCCAAAGCTCAGGATCGCGCTTGCAGCCATCATTGCCACGGATGCAACTTTCCACCAATTGATCTTCTTCATATTCATTCTCCTTTGCTCTCAGAACGGTAAATCATTTTTCAGTTTTTCGATTGTGCTTTTTGTAACGCTATCCACTAACCCTTCGTAAGGATCAAAATCCAAATAATCCTCGATCGGCTCTTCAAAGGCAGTGACATAATATACTTCCAGACCGTCATCTGTTTGTTGCTTTGCATAGCTGAAATCGATCCAACCACTGTTCCACATTTCGCTCATGTAGTCGATGCTCCAACCCCGACCGTGCAGTTCTGGAATAAAGTCGAGATTAAGGTATCCGTATACGTCGTTCAGCGCAATATAGCCATTGGCATTGAAGTCACGGTTTGCTTCGTAGAACGCCGTCAGAAGCTCAGCTTCCGTTGCATGAAAATATCTTTTTCCGATAGGGTCATAGCAGAGCAGCTTTTCGGTTGCGGTATTCTTGACTGTCTGATCTTTTTCTGCCATCTCGATGGATTTGGCTGTCTCGAAGATCTCATTTTCCTGTTGATCACCAATGGTTCGCCGCACCTGCGCCCGGTAGGTCTGATACGTCTTTCCCAGTGCCATATATGCCGCGGTCAGGCCTGCGATCTGCTTTTTGTTCAGCGCATTGGAGCCCAGGATGCAGGCGATGGTGCCTCCGCCCAGAATTGCAGCCGGGATGTATGCTTTCCAGCATATCAGAGCGATTTGTTTCTTTGTCGGTGGCTCCTCCACAACGCCCTGCTCATCTTCGTTGTATTTTCGCAGTGCTTCATCCACTTCGAGCAGATGCTTTGCCTTCGTGGTTGCCCGCCCGGTTTCAATGGCCGTTGCTACCACGCCTACAGATGCCGCCACCGCCAGGATGGTTCCGCCGTGTTTGCGCAGGAATTTCGCGCATGTTTTCGTCAGTTTCATTGTCCGACCTCCAAATTTCAAAAGCAGAAGTTTATCTCTTCCGGAATCGGCCAACAGTTATCATCGCCTTCTTCCTCGGGGATGTAGCTGTCACCATTTATGGTGAATTCACCATTTTTAAGCTTATTCATCATAATAACTGTTCCGTCGTTACTTTCTTGTATAAGCCGCAGTTCCTCCTCGGTTAATTCCATACGCACGCCAAGGCGCATCCATACAGATTTCTTTACAGCACTCACAATGTTCAACCTCCATTTTGAAAAATAAAAGAGCCTACGATTTCTCGTAAGCTCCACTTCGATTAGTTGCTTTCTTTCTTTTTCATCTTCTTAAAAAGCACGCTCTTATAACGATCGAATACCATCCGGTTGCGCTTGCAATACACTTTGTGAAACGTATCGTCCAGTTCATGTGCCGCCTGCATGTGGCCGTATTTTACCAAATCGCCCCATGCACACGCCATACTTACTGCGGCGAGTGCGTCAATCACATAATAAGCTGCAATGCAACCCCCAATTGCTCCAATCAATTTCTTCATAGTTTTGTACCTCCAAAAATATAATTCTGAGACTAACCATCTCATAAAGCGCACTGAATTTTTCGCGTCAGATCACATCAGCCTTCTTGAGAATATCCATCAGCTGCGGCTTGGTCATCTCTGCGTCCACCACCAGATGGATCTTCAACTTCTGCTCTTTTTCGCTCCAGTTCGCCTGAACCTCGCCCAATTGCACCTCTGTGCCGGGCAACTGCTTTTTCAGTATCTTGTTGATGACCTGCGAGATGATGCGGCGCAGAAAACTTGACCGGATCAGCATAATGTCCTCCATAATCGTTCAACCTCCAAAAATAAAAATGAAAAAAGAGAATGGGCCTCGAACCCATAACCTCCACAATGAAGTGGCGCTCTCCCATTTGAGCTATCTCTTCCATAAGGGAACATGAATTTTTCGCGGCTTGATAAAAAGATAAGAGGGCGTGATCTTTCAGATTTCGTCCTCTTCCAGATTGCTCTCTTCGTCTTTTGTATCAACCCAATTGTTCAGTTTGCTCATCTGATAATACGCCCATCCGCACAATGCCAAGCTAATGCTTGCACATACGGTGCAGTATTTGAAATAAGCCCCATAAGTAATAGGTTTGTTCATAAAGTTCTTAATAGCTTTCATCATAGTAATTTCTCCTTTCAATGTAAGCCCTCTTACCTCCATAAAGGAAGCTGTATTTTTCGCGCCGAAAAAGAAAGAGCCCATGCTTTCGCATCAGCTCTTCTCCGGGACGGCCCAACTCAAGTTGTGTTCAACCGGTCTATCGTCAAATATCAGTCTTTCGACGGCCGGAATGCCCGACACAACAGCCATACAATAACGGTTACAATCGCCATTGCAATTGCTGTCATGATCATCTGCCCAACCGTAATCGAATAATTCCAAATTTTCTTAAAAATAGATTCGTTCATATTACATTCTCCTTTTCTTGGGCCTTTGTCCCATAAAGCACGGAGAATTTTTCGCGTTTGGGCAAAAGAAAAGAACCTACGATTCATTACACGTGTTCAGATCAAACTCCGGTCAAACACGGTCTCCCAGCGTTCTTTCTTGAGGGGCTTCATGCGCAGTGCCCACATGATCTGCCGTACGGTCACAGTCGGGTACTCGCCCTTTGCATTTTTCTTCTTGGCATGGCTGTCAAAATACTGCCGGAACCCTTCATGCAGATAGATCTTGTCGGTCAGCCAGGGGTCAATGGCGCTCCAGTAAGTAGCCTTGGTTTTCTCGTTGTAACGCTGCTGGATCACGCACAGGCCTTTTCCCTGTTCCCGGTAGAGCGTGCAGACACGGTACACCGGGTGATTGCATCGGTAAACGCTCCCGTAGTAGCTCGTCCACTCTTTTGGCGGTATGTCGTGATATCTCATAAAAAATAAAGAGAGCCCGCAGCTTTCGCCACGAACCCTCTCGGTTCCTCCTTTACTTTCTGTCCGTAAAGCCTCTCTTGATCTCATGGAGACCATCGTTCATTGCCCTGGAAAGCGGCGCTACACCGCCAGCCTCGCAGATCGACCAGTATACCGTCGTACCAATCGTTCCCAGAAACGTCAGGCAGCTGATGCCAAACTTTGCCCACTCAATGCGCCGTGCCTTCGCAGCCTTCTCCTGATCGTTGATGACCTCCTGGCCCTTCCGCCGTTCCTCATCCTCTTTCAAGTTCTGGTTGCTCTCCTGCTCATCGCTCTTGAGCTGCATGTCGTACAGCTGCAATGCCATCTTCGCCGTGTTCGTGTACTCTTCCGTACCCGGTTTCAAGTCCTTGAGACTCTCCAGCGATTGCTTTGCCGCTTCCTTCAGCAATTCTTTGTTTTCATAGTTTTCCATTTTGATTTTTCTCCTTTACAAAGTAATTAGAGTTTCCTCCATTAAGCACCATGTTTTTCTCGCGTCAGGTCCAATTTGTGCACCCGCAGCATGATGTACTTGTCGCCTTCAAAATTCTTCACTTCCTCATCCAGGCTCAGGCTCAGATAGGGCCAGTCGGGGGAATCCTCCTCGCCGATCAGCAGCTCGCCCACTTCGTAAATATCACGGTAATGGAACCAGCGGTAGAGCGCCATCCCGAAGAGCAGCCCCAGAACGATGGCAACGAATAACACAGCATAGTAGATGTACAGCATTTTTGAAAATCTCCTTTTAATAATGTAGTGGATAAAACGGTCTTCTGCGTGATGCAAAAATAAAAGAGCCTACGATTTCTCGTAAGCTCTCTACACCTTAGATGTCGTTGCGAATCAGAAACAGGTCATTTCTGCTTCGAGTTGCTCTCACAATTCCGTTCGCACGAAGCAACACGATCGCATTGGCATAAGCCGAACGTGCATTCCTAGCATTCTTGTACTCGTCCGTATTCACATACATGACTTTCTGATTGCTTTCGATAAACACGCGGACCTTGTCCATTGCGTTCACATAGCCTCTGTCGTAATTTGTTTTTACTCGGTAGCCCATAGTTTCAATCTCCTTTATTCATATTCGGAAGACATCCTTCCATAAAGCACAAGGAAAATTTCGCGCTGCTTCGTTACGGCCTATTCTAAAATAAAAAAGAAAAGAGCGCATGTTTCCATACGCCCGTTTTCCGGTCAGAATCCATCAGCGGATACCACACCGAACATCGTTCAGCATGAGGAGTTCTTCGCCCTCATTCCAGCCTGCATACTTGTCATTATATGACTCGTTAAATGCGGCCATAATAGAGTTCATCATTTCCTCAAAGCCCTTCACAATATTCTCCAGCATAGTAAATACCTCCTAAAATTGTTTATTTCTTTCCATAATAGAAGGTGAAATTTTCGCGTCTGTGAAAAAAAAAGGAAACGCCATGATTTACTCATAGCCACATGCTAGTTACATCCTCCGTTAGCATTAACGGCGGCGATTTCTAAACTTCCGTCTCCACCCGTAGGCTCGCCATTTACTATTCCATTCCTTTCCATAATGCAGCATGTATTTTTCGCGTCTGCGTAAAAAAATAAGAGCCTGTGTTTCCACAAGCTCCATTTTGATCAGTGTTTCTTCTTTGTTCTGCTTTTCACCTCGTTTGTCTTTGCTCCGATCAGCTTTGCCAGTCTGACCAGAATCACAACGATCAAGATCCAGATAATCAAGTTAAACATATCAACATACCACCTTTCATAAAGGCAGCTGAATTTTTCGCGTCCAGATAAAAAGAAAGAGCCGCAGATTTCTCCACGGCTCTCGCCTTTATAAAACGATGTAGTTCGTCGGTTTGGTTACATGCTCGATGATTCCTGCTTTCTTCAGCAGTTCAAAGTCCCGTGCAATGCCGCGCAGGTCATAGTTTTCGAGTCTGAGCTGATACTCGCATTTCTTATGATCCTTATCACCACAGCTTCCCAGCTTGTCTACCAGTGAATCAATAATTCGACTGTCAACATCGCAGTTTCTGCGGATGACTTCTCTCATAAGATCGCGACGATCAGTCATATCGTCAACACCCTTCACGTCAATGTACATAATAGTCTTCTTTGCCTTAAACATAGTAAAATCTCCTTTACATAATCAATTTTCGTGAACTTTCGTCCATAAAGGAGCCTGTATTTTTCGCGTCATGCCCGCTCCCGGCTGAGGATCCAGAAGAATTTGTGATAGAGGTTATAGTACATTTCCGATCCGCAAGGGCAGCCCCTGGCCCGAAGATTATTATAGGAGAACCCTTCTGTCACACCCTTCAACAGGTATGATCCAACCGCTGGCTCTTTTAACTCGGCAATACAACTGTCAATCAGTTCAATGCGCTGCGAATAGTATGCTCGTACAATGGCACAGCGTTCGGTTGGGTTAGAAGGGATGTTTCCTCTTACGATGCCGCCAATGTCATCTCCATGCGCTTCCCAACCGCTCGCCAGTGCAATGTTCTTTTTCCACTCAGGGTATTGGAAGCAAAAATGTTTCAATTCGTAGTATCGATGCCGAGATAAATGATACGGGTTCTTCTCGGAAAGTTCTGGTTTCTCGTGTCGCATCACTTTCCCTCCCATACATAACCGGTCTGCGCATATAGGAGCTTGGGCGAAATATAGTAACTTATTCTCCCGTATTTTGAATCCATCTGTTTGATATCAGTTATCTTCTCCCCATTCCTCGTAGCTTCACCAATTGGGAGCCATCCCGCAATGATTCCTGCTCTTACCCACGATGGATCTCTTCCATACACTTTTGCGGCCACTCGTACCGGGACACTTCCGGCTCCAAATACAGTCTGTTCCATTTCGTTTAACTCCTTTTTGATTTTTTACCAAGCTCATTTCCACATCTTGGTACTAAAAGGATGTTACTGGAAGAAACGGGAGTCTGCGTCATGCTTTTAATTTTTTCATGTATGAACCATTGACAGCCAGCAGAATATCGTTTAACCTAGAATAGCTTTCCAAATAGAAAAAGCCCGGTTTTCCGAGCTTTTTGTGCAATATTCTGTTCAATGTACGAAATATAGCACATCCATCATGCTATACTGAGAAAAAGAAAGGACGCGATAATAATGTTAATCACCTGCCCAGAGTGCAATCTTCAGGCCAGCGATAAAGCCATCTCCTGCCCTCACTGCGGATATCCTCTTCGTGCGGAACTATCCCAAACAATCGTTGCCCACAAAACCAAAAAGCGTAATCGCCGTAGACGCTTACCAAATGGATTCGGCCAAATTACAGAGATCAAGACTGGTAACTTACGGAACCCCTTTCGCGTAATGGTAACTGTTGGAAAGAACGAAGAAGGCCGTCCTATCTGCAAGCCATTAAGGCCGCAAGCCTATTTTGCTACCTACAACGAAGCCTATCAAGCTTTGCTGGATTTTCGTCGTAATCCGTTTGATCTTGGCAGCTCTACAACCCTCAAAGACTTGTACGAGAGGTGGTATAAAACCCGCATAGGCAAGGTCAGTCGTTTCACTCTCGCTCGGTATCGCACATCGTGGGATTATTCCTCGTCCATCCAGAATAAGCGAGTTTGTGAAATCAGAATTTCTGATTTGCGGAACTGTATCGAAAACGGTGTCATTCTGTATGCCGGTAAAGAGCGCCACCCTGAAAATAATGCTAAAGATTCAATTAAAGCACTTTACAATAACCTGTTTGATTATGCCGTTGCCTGCGGAATCATCGATAAAAACCCAGCCAGACAATTTACGATTGATTCTGGATATGTCCGAAAGCCAAATAGTCATATTCCATATTCAGATGAAGAAATCGAAATTCTGTGGAATAGTCTTGACAAGAGCCCTGTTGTTGATATGATTCTGATTCAGTGCTATTCGGGGTGGCGGCCTGGCGAACTATGTGACCTTCTGGTTGCTAACGTAGACCTTGAGCATAGGACCTTCACTGGCGGTAAGAAAACAAAAGCGGGAACAAACCGGACGGTTCCGATTCATTCCCGCATTTATGATCTTATTCAGGCCCGTTACGAAAAAGCCCTCAAAATCAATTCGCCATATTTATTTAATCATGTGTCTAAAGGTAAAAATGCCCACACTAACTACGCTTCGTTCGAGGCCAGACTCCTTGTCACTGTTAAAGAACTCAACTTAAATCCTGCACATACTGGACACGACGGACGTGTACATTTTGTTACATCCGCAAAGAAAGCTGAAGTTGACGAGTACGCTTTGAAACGCATAATCGGGCACTATATTTCCGACCTCACCGAACGTGTCTATACAGCTCGCAGTACCGACTGGCTACAAAAAGAAATCCAAAAAATCCCTTAATGGCTGTCGATTTATGTATGATCAGTGTACGAATCACTCAATTTCAGGGCATTTTCTTTGCACTTTTGAAGCCTTCGTCGAGCTTAATTTAGCGTATTAACGTTCATCTGCATCCAATTCTTAAATAGAAATGGTGTTACAAACGTCAATGAGCACGGGGTCAAGCGTCTTGGTCATCTCCAACGCCTCATCCACGGGGTAATCCACAAGGTGCTCACCCTTCATACCAACGATACGGTTGTACTTACCCTGCTCCAGCAGGCAGACAGCGTGATAGCCCATTGCGGAAGCATTCACGCGGTCACGCAGAGTGGGAGAGCCACCGCGCTGGACATGGCCCAGAATGGTAGCACGGGTGTCGATGCCGGTGCGGGCCTGGATCTCGTTGG